ACTAGTTAAGCTGATTACAAAATGGGCATCCTCGTCAGCAACTTGGTGCGTATGAGCAATAGAATAGGTGAATAGGCAAATAGTAGATCCTAAATGCAAAACAGTTTTTCAAAAATCCCTCCGGGGAAATATCAAGGACCGCCGCGATGCATGAGGGGGTGGTATTTTCACCGACCCCCCCCTATGTCTTTTATCATGATATAGGTTACTTATATTGATCTTTACTGACTTTTACATATATATTCTCGAAGTCATGCTTTACAATAAGATCCATAACTCGCTCCAGTTCTTCATCCACTTCTTTTTGCGTCATTTCGGAGTTTACATTCGCTATTCTCGCCAAACGCGAAGAAGTGTTATAACCTTTTTCGCAGTCAAACATGTACCAAGAAGTGAAATCGTCAAATGGATTGAAAGGATTGTCTAAAGTTGTAAGCATATGATGATCATTCATCAATTAGTCAACTCCTTTCAAATACTTTTTAACTGTAGTAACAGATACGCCTAACCGATCTGCAATCTGAGCAATTGTATAATTGCCAGAAGCGTTCATGGCTTTAATTCTAGAAGTCTGAGCGCTGTTTAGTGCTTTACTTTCACGAGGTGTTGCGCGCTGTCTCAAATCATCGATGTCCGCATTAGCAAGTATGCGATTGAGTTTATTCTCACTAATTGCTCCAGCCTGAATCGCTTCCCACTCGCGATCGCTGATTTCAATATTTCTATCACGACGAGAAACTGATCCAACTTCCTGACGGTATTTTGTTACTGCTTGCTGGCTCATCTTCTTAACATCGCTAGGACTCAGTTCTTTTCCGGCATCTTCTGCTGCCTTCTTCTTAGCTTTTACTTCTGCATTTGCGAGACGAAGTGCTTGTCGTTCACGAACACTATTCTTTTCGGCATCATTAAGTCGTGCCATGAGCGAGTCTACTTCCTTCCGATACACCTTAGCGGCATTAGGATTATACTTAAGGTTACCAGTACTGAGCATTTCTTTACGAGCCTGATTAGCTAGTGCCTTCATGCTATTAGCATAGTCAGCATATATTAACTCCATAGGATGACGTGCAGCAGATACTAATTCATATGCATCTTTTGCCTCTGCCATATTAGTACTGGTCTGCTTCCTCTTAATTACCTTATAGGATATATCCCCTGCCTTATTTGCATAGGTTACAGTTCCATCATCATTAAATGTTCTTACTGGTTTATACTTTTCAGTAGCATCAGGATCTTTGGAGTCATAAGTTATCTTCTTACCGGTAGTAGTTGTAAGAGTGACGATACCAGTCTTCTTGTCGTATTTTTTATCTACGTAATATAGATCGTCAAGTTTGGCTAACTTATATTTCTTCTCGCCAGTATTTGGATCAATAACAGCTTGACCTCTTCGTTTATCTACATAAGTTACACCTTTTGCTTTAGATATGATTGTAGAGGCTCCGCCTTCTTTTATCGTTCCATCAGGTCTTATAGTACGCTGGTATTTGCGCTTGAGTTCATCTATATTATTCTCAGCCTCACTACGCTTATAGTCCAGCTTATGCTTTGCGGCATCAATGACAACCATGCTGTGTTTAACAGCACGAGCCATTTCCTCATCAGTTGCACCACCAGATAATGTCATGTCAGTGATTAGATTAGAAATAACACCCATTTCCATATCTGTGCGGGTCATGATCTTAACCTTATCGCCACGAGAATTGTAGTAATCGTCGCCCTTCTTTATAGTGGCATATTCAACTTTTGGATCAAATCCAACAAGCTGCTTGAGCGCCGGCGCGCGATCAATCTTAATCTTGCCGTAGTCAGTCGGAATGCACATGACAGTATCGCCATCAAAGTCGGCACCAGAAAGCTGTTCTGCAACCTTGCTAGTTATACCAACAACATCAGAGACATCTGTTCCGAGCATTTTCTTAGCAACAGCATTTTTATTGTTTACCGTAAGCACAGGGATTTCGAATATACCACCATGAGGATAACGTACAAGAGCAAGTTTAGTGCCATCTTTATAATCTGGAGCATATATTTCAGTATCTTTCTGATTATTCATAGGAATAATGACATGATACTTCTGACCAGGAAGAGATGCTGCTTTAAGATTTATCGCTGCACCATCACAATCATCAGCAAAGGAATTAAGAAAATGCTTTTTGATCGTAGGATTATTTATAGCGCATATGCTATCATATTCTGCATATTTATCTGCAGCAGCAAGACTAAGCTGACGTTTGGCAAGTGCTTTAGACTGTTTAGAAAGAAATTGGGAAGGAAGAGAATCTGACCATTCAGACCAATCGCCTTCTGAGGATTTCTTATTTATCAGTCCAAGTTTCTCTTCACCACTCTTGGGATCCTTGTACCAATATTGCCCGCCTTTATCAGCATCTTTTATTGTGGAGCCGAAAGGATTTTCCGGATCATCTTTTATAGGTTTAAGGACACTATGATCTTTTGGTCCAAGTGCAGGAACATCGTTCTTCTTATTGGTATTAAATACAACGTCTACTCCTTTCGGCATGTCGTCAGAATATACTGCCATACCTTTAAGATAATGGGTTCCGTCGACAAGTATACGAACCTGAGAATATCGATCTCCTTGCAGATCTAAATCCTTTACACCTCTACGAAGTTCTATAACGCCATCCTTCTCGATACCTTTAACACCATCAGGTCCAACATCATCAGCATATCTGACCATCAGACGCTTGGAATCAAGACTTGCAGGATATGTAAATTTCTTCTTATACGAATCTGTATTTTCATCGTATTTGTAATCTTCGATTGTACGAATTTTACCAAAATCATATGCCTCTTTATATGGCGTTCCGGGCGGACAAAGAACCATTTGTGTAGTGTGCTGTCCAGGATTGGTAGGCTGAGGTATCCTGTTACGATAGACTACATAACCTTCTGCCTCTAATGCATATAATGCCTGATCAAGTTTTGTTCTACTGATACCGAGTTTCTTTTCAGCACCATCACCAACATTGATAAATAATTCCTGATTTTTACCAACATCTATCATGCCTTTCTCAGCAACCTGAGCTTTAAGAAAATCGGCAGTCTGCTTAGCGGCCATCATTTTAGCTTCGGAACTAGGATTAAGCCAAGAACGAACAGTTGATTCTGATACGCCCATTTCTTTACCAATAGCGCTATTGCCATATCCTTTATCTTTAAGAATCTTTGCCTTAGCGACCTGCTGTTCTCTACGAGTATATTCGGACCAGTACTTTTCATTTCGATAATCTTCAAGAGACATGCCAAATTCTTTTTTTACATTTTCAGCAGTCTCTTTCCAACCATCTTTACGCAGACGTTCTACGCGAGTAAGAAAATCGCCACCGTGTTGATAAGGGTCTTCTCCTGACCCATATGGATATCTACCAGAATGGTATTTGGTGCCGTAATGCATGAGATAATCAGTGTCACCTTCAAGCACGGCACGCATTTCGTCTAATACAGAACTCACTGCTTACTCCTCCTCACGATCTATTTCTTCCAATAGTTTATCGAGATGTATTATTTTTTCCATAATAGGAACGATGTCCTCTTCGGTAGGATTCCAAACAATGACCTCATCATTCTTATAAAGGCGAAGTTCGATCTTAATATCGCTAGGCTTTATTTTATACTCTAAGCAAAACAAAGCAGTATAAACTTCAACTTGCTCCATGTGAGATTCTATTTTTCCGATTTTACCAGTTTTAAGATCGTGAATTCTAAGTACGCCATTTCTAAAACAGATAGCATCTGCGGTGCCGAAAAAGCGATCGGAATAAAACAGAACGACTTCGGTATCCATCTTATATCCAATAGCATCATTAACATACGCACAAATAGTCTTTTTGGATTTTGGCTGTTTAAGTCCTAACTTAATAGTCTCCGCAGCCCAAGCATGAAGCCTACTTCCCATTTCGGCGGCTTTCTTATTTGCATAAACTTCAATAATTTTATCGTCATCGTATCTTAACCAACTCGATTGAGATGCAGTAAATGGAGCATGTAATCCGCTCAAATTTTTATGGTCGTAAAATTTCATAGGCTCCTCCGTTTACGTTTAAATATAACATCCAAATCTTCAAGCACTTCGTCTTTATTCTCTGGAAATACAAATCTAGAAAATGACATTTTATTAAGTTTGTCGACATAGTATTCTTGATTTGGCTGCTTATGGGCGCCTCGTTCTTTTTTTACTTCAAGAGCGGCCCACCTGTCTTTATATAAAATAGTCCAATCTGGAAAACCTTGAATATAGCTACTATCATTCTTTAATGCTACACAACCAGGATATCGTTCTTTAACTTCATCAATCAGCTCTTTCTGAAATTTACTTTCGAGCTTTGACATCAGTGAGCCCTCCTTTCTAAAAATAGATAATTAAAAAGAAAAGAAAACGTAACATAAAAAATGGACGTTCTTTTCTTCCCATAAAAGGGGCTGTTTATTACGCGAAAACGCGCACCCTTTTGTGGTGACTCAAATACGCTCGAAATGATAGCCTTTAACACTGACACGTTTCCCATTAAGGCATCTGAGTATTTCAGATTTATCGCAGCCTATAAATCGTGCACATTCAGTAACAGATCGAAAAGTATCGTCAGTCTCAATCACTCGAACCGGTATGCTGCGGTATTGTATTCTACCACCTCTCTCAAAAGATTTTCGAACCACCTCGCTTCTTGTGCACCACTCCAAATTATCTACCGAAACATTTGCACGATCCAGATCTTTATAACTAACATCCATTCCTGGATGTTCATCTAAAAATGTTTCTGCTATAACTTTTCCAACTCTAACTGTATATTGTTTATTATTCTTTCTGAGACAAACCTTTATGTATCCTTTGTCGTCAGTAAATGTTTTGAGAATTCTTCTTGTCTTAACATTTCTAATTCTTCCTTCATTACTTCCATCATAGCTAGGGAAATTTTTTAATGGCTTCCAAATCTCCATTTAATACTCCTTTCTTAAATATCAATAATAACTTAATATGAGCAAAAAAAAAGAAATAGGCTCTGTTTCCAGAACCCAAATCTTTTAAAATATCATTCAAGCAAGTCGTCTCTACTACAATTGAGTGCATGAGCAATTTTTTCTAACGTAGTAACTGTTGGCGTTGCTTTCTTTCTGAGATATTTACTGATTGAAGCTGTAGACAGTCCGGTTCGTGCAGAAAGTTCCGGCTGGCTGAAACCTTTGCTTCTCATCATCTCAGCAAGATTTATAGCAAAAACTTCTCTACACATTTCATCTGTAACATCACCTGGATCATTTATGTAATATTCATGTACTTCTCTATATGATCTGGTGCGAATATTATAATCAATCTGTTCGCCATCATTAAATGTGATCCTAATAGAGTTTATGTGTTTCGGTTTATACGACTTAACATTTTTAGCCCATTCAGGGTGTCTCATAGCGAAGTCCTCGAAAATTTCTTCATGCTGTCTGGTCTGCATTTCCATATCATTATTCTCCTTGTTTTATAGTTTTTTTTTAGTTTGCGGCCAAAAATTGGCCATTTGGCCAAAAAAATTGCGATTTATTTTACTTATCTGTTTTTCCAACTTTAGTTAACACTTTTATATAGTCCTTAACTATAGTTGGAAAATCAGATAGTAAAAATAAATAGGGGTAAAAAGTGGGCTTTTGGCCACAAAATGCTAAAAATAGCTCATTTTTGACCAAAAAATGGCCAAAAAACCTATTTATTGTAATACAATAAATCAGCATCGTTCAAAATTGCCTCAATTTTTCCTTAACTATAGTTAACGTTTTTCATGTATAAATAGCCGATTTTAACCCAAAAATGCCTCGAATTATTGTATTACAATAAATCAAAACGGGCATTTAATGTATTACAATAAATCAAAAATAGCCAAAAATGAATTAATGTAATACAATAAATAGGCTAAAAAACATCAAAAATGAATTAATGTAATACAATAAATAGCTAAAAATGAATTAATGTAATACAATAAATAGCCAAAAATGAATTAATGTAATACAATAAATCACCTATTTTATAGCGTTCTGAACTTGAAGTTATAAAACATTCTTACCGCTTTTCGAATAATATCCGAAATATTGATGTCCATTTCCATCTCAATATGCCGAATCATCGCCTCCTCTTCATCATCAAATCTAACCGTATGCGTACTTTTACGTGCACAATTGATGGGCGGTCTACCTCTTTTATGCTTATTCTCATCGTCCATTTAGTTTCAATCCTTTCTAAAAGAAAGAGCCAGTGTTTAAACCAGCTCAATCTATAGTCACTTTTTAAAATATGCTCCATAAATATACACGCCAAGATAATAAGGCCAAATAATAGCACCTATTAACATACCTAAACCAATTGCGAACACAGTCAGGTTATTAAGACCTTCTTCTTCATTTAAGATCCTATAACCCCCGAACTCTTCAGCAATTATTGCAAAAGGTAATGTGGTTATTATTCCGATTATTATCCAGATTAGTATAATATATGCTAACATATTTATCACTCTCCTTCATAAAAGGGGACGTTTTCTTCGCGAAAAAAAAGGAGTCAGCGTTTAAGCCAACTCCACTCTTCAGTAAGTTCCCATTTAGGGTCGATAATACCTTCCTCTGCTTCTATCACATACGGATAAGCCACCCGAGTTCCACCAGCAATAAAACTTAATTCCTTACGAACATATTTCGTTATTCCGTTGCGAGAGTTAAGTTGAGCCTCGAACTCGTCGACCAATTTCGGTACGACAAAAGCAAAATATTCTTTAACCATAAATATCAACTCCTTTCATAAAAGGGGATGTTTTCTACGCGAGCTAAAAAAGAAGAGGCCCTGCTTTCAGAGCCCCTAATTTTTAACTAACAAGTAACTGGAGGTACACCTAGAGTGCAATGACAAATTCCACTTCCACCATTCTTTGGATTATTGGGGCAATAAACGCATGCTAAATTATCAAAAGTCGACATAAAGTTGGTAAAAGTATCAGTAGTCATATTCCCGCCAAAAGGAATTCTTACAACTTTATCTGGTTCGCCTTCCAAATGCCACCCACAACTCGGGCACATTTTTTGAGGAATCGGTGGATAAACAGCTATCATAGTATCTATAAGATCATGCCCGCATTTTGGACATGTCTCAATAATTATCATATATTCATTCCTCCTCAACAGTATTGAATTTATACAACTCTTTCAATGCCTTTCTCATCACATCAGATCTACTAACCTCGTTAATGTCAACTAGATGATCAAGCATTGCAGACTCTTCTTTATTTAAACGCACATCGCATTTATCTCTATACGTTCCACTATATTTGGGTCGACCAGGACCCTTATTACCAGGTTCGTTATCCTTCCGCACAAGTTTCTAACCTCATTTCAACTTCTCTTCATAGTCTTTATCTATTTTATCGTACGTCTCATCAGCAAGTATGTCGTTCCTCAAACAATTCTCACATTGGCACTTGGGCTCTTCGAAGTTCTTCGGGCGTTCTTTATATCCTTTGCATATAGTCGGCTTAAAATATATCCTCTTTTTAAACTTTTTACATTTCCATTCAGCCCAAGTTGGACAAAAGATACTTTCAATACAACTAGAGCATAATATATCTTTACTCACAGTTAATCACCTTTCTCTTCATTTATTCGCTTCGATAGATATCTTTTAATAGCCTCGCAACGCTTAGCATAGCTGCAACGAACTATGGTATCTCCAACCATCACAAATCCGTTAGAGCATATAATTTTCTCGGGTTTAATAACATCTGGATCAAAGTCACAACATTCAGAACAATATGGCTGAACTTCAAGACGAATCATCGCATAACCTCCATAGCTAAAATATCAATCCCAACTCCAAACCTTATTATATATTAAAGGACGGCAATAATAATCAATGGCTTCTCTGGGATCTTTATCTGGGTTTTCTTTTATGACTTCTTTAAGTTTATTTCGCATATTTGCATCATTATAGCTGCACACGCAAAAATCTGCAAGGCAACGCATCTTTTCATTAATAATAATTCTTATAGACTCGCCATTTCTAGATAAATAACTCACGACCTGTTCCTTTCAAAGTTCCTGGATCCATCCGAAATTAGCATTCTTTGGAGCAATTTCTTTCTTAAATATCTTTTCAGCTTCTGACTCAGTTCTCGCTAAAACTATAGTAGATTTACGTTGCTCACCTTTGCTGGACCAATAATCGCCGATAAAATAGTATATTCTGAACTTCTTTAAATCGTCATGTAATTTGCTCATTTTTTCGTGTCTCCATAGTTAAATATTTTATCTCCGCGTTTCTTCTTATATTTTATATGACGTTCGAGATTCTTTATGCGACGTTCCATAAAATATTTATCCGAGATACTCCCGAGACGAGCTTTCTTTTTATCGAAATTATATCGGTTCTTTTCTTTTATGTACTCTTCGCATTTAATAGAACAGCCGGGGTATCTCTTAGGCGGCACACATTCAAGGCAGCATTTAAAATAATTCATTCTCTCTTATCATCCTCAGATCCTTTATCTCTAATAGAGCGATAGAATAGTATCGAAAAAAATACTATCCACCAATGTCTAAATGCAACAGCGAGTAGCACAAACGCGCACAAGCATACTGTGTTATACATAATTATAGCAACATTATCGTTCATGCGAATCTCCTTTAAATATCATCTGCTTTACGATGGGTGCTTTTGTTTGTTTCAAAACCTTCTGGATAACGAGCCTTGAGTTTATCGATATTCATCTGAAATATAGTCTTAAGATCATAGTCAATTGCATCAGCGCTAACTGCTAGATACCAAGCAATATCTCCAAGCTCCTTAGCCATATGCTTCTTGTCAAGCTCATGGCCCTGGAACATATGCTTCTTTAAAATATCAATGTATTCGCCGGACTCTCCGCACAAACCCATAGCGCCTTGAAGAATACGGTCAGTCTCGTTAGTAGTAGGTGATTCAGTGCGAAGAGCCATCTGTTGGTATTCGTTAATAGTCATTGATAAACCTCCTTCTGTAAGTAAATTATAAGTGTCTCGAATTGTGGGAACAACCGTACTGCTTATCATGTCGATATATTCATTGATATCTTTAATTTCGTCTTGTGTTTTGTTTATAGCATCCTCGAGTTTATTTTGGTTTTCATAAATTATACGCTCACATTTAGCACATGCTTCAATCATATCCGCTATTCGGCAAAGCTTATCATCGAGATCATCAATTCGAAGCTTAATAAGAGTGACATCATTACGCCCCGCTATAATTTTCGCGAAACTTTCCTTAAAGTCTAACGTAATGCGTATAAGGGCTGCGATTCCGGTTATAACAAGAAAAATTGATATATAATATATTATTTCCATTTAAACCTCTTTCTTTGTAAAATGCTCATAACTTACACACTGTTTGCTCTGTGTGCAACTGTCGTTCGCATCATCAAAGTATACACAATTAGAACATACCTTATCGGTATTATCAACACTAAATATTGTGTTCTTAGAACCTATGACAAACTTATCGCACCAGCCATTACGTTTATTACACGGTCTGCAACAATAGTCGCATGCCCAGTCGTAATATGTCGGTCCTTCTGGACCCATGCCTTTAAAACAAACATCCTGTAGCGCTTTCTGAAAAAGTGAGTAAACATAAACGTAGTTTTCATTAGCTGATTTGAATCTCTCGGTAGTAATACCCCCGAGATTTACAATAAGCCGATTCTTAAAGTTCTTAAAGAACATTGTCATCATCCTCCGCATCACTTAGCATATGCATAGGCTTCCACTCGCTATGCTTATAAGGATTACAATTATTGCATGGACGCTCGATTATACTACGACTGTAAAATGCGCAATTATGACAACCATTTTTTTTCGATTGCTCTTCGGTAGTACAGTCTTTTAATTCCGTCTTTGGCTCTTCCTTTGATTCCGTCTTGGGCATCCATTTCTTGAACGTTTCGTAATAATTGCCCTTATTACCAAGAGCCTTCTTAGCAATAGCCATTGCCAGACCCTTTTCGGGATCAAATATTTCGTTCTCTGCTTTGACAACTGTCTTAGAATTATCAGTCCAGAAAACAATCGTTGCAGGCGGATTGAAAACAACATTTTTAATTTCCACAAGGTTTGGTTCGCCAATATTATTAGAGACAGTCATCTGCAAATAGTTACTGTTTGGAAAGAAAAACTTACTTGAATCGTATGTGAGAACATTGGAATGCATAAATTCTCTATCCCCAACGTTGAAAAAAATCATATTTTACTCCTTTCATTCTGCGTCAATCTGATTAGCGACAAGTCTGTTCAGATAAAACTGAGCCTTCTCGATGTCTTCCTTATATTTACCCTTTAGAGGAGCTCTCCAAAGATATTTGATAACCTGACCGGCAAGCCAGGCGTCAACAGGATCTTCGTACTTGCACAGTGCTGCAGTTATTGCGTCAATGCACTCGACACCACCTGCTGTGTAGTGGGAAGGATGATTGACAGGATCTTCGTGCTTACCAACAGGATCTTCGGCAGTTTCGCCAGAACCAAATATAATATTGTAATTTCTCTCTATTTCATTAGGATGTAGCTTATACTCTTCAAAACATGTATTACGTTCAATATTGTACAATGGACATCCTCCTGTGCAAGTAGTACCATTGCAATATTTTTTAATGGCATTGGCTTTTTCCTCAATCGTCATTTCTCGTACCTCCAAATATAAGATAAACCATTTCGAGTTTTGCTTTTAGGATCGCATTCTCCTGTTCGAGCGCTGCGACATGCTCATATACATCACTATCACGACTCGCTCGTTTCACTTCGTCCCAATCAATATCATGAGCACGAAGAATGTTTGGTGTTGTCATATCATAGATTTTGTCAGAAAGCTTTTTAAGACCGTCTTCCGTAACATTATCGGTAGTCAGCTGTACGCATGAGCTAGGTACGGCCACGTCATCGCCAGTTATCTGTACGCATGAGCTCGGAGCAGCTCCATTATTACGTTTCCAATTCTCAAAAGCTACGTAATCAGCTTTACGCTTTCCACGTCTACCACCACTGGCATCAATTTTGATAAGAGCAGCATTCAAGGTCTTGGCCTTAACACCCATCATTGCGGCAATGTCCGTATCGGAAACATCAAACATGTCGCGAAGCCTCTTAACATACTTCTTTTTCAAATCGTCAGGATACTTTTTGAATTCTGAATATGTAATTGGGCTATTCATACGATATTCTCTTACTTTACCATTCATTTCATTTCTCTCCTTATTGCTTAGATAATCAGATGGGAATCTCACTTTACCGCCCTTACCATTATGCGTACGTTTATTAAACGCGCCTCTGGCAATACGTTTTTTCTCAGCTACATCAGTAATGAATGTGTATTTCTCATCAGTCATTAGCAATCTCCTTCTCAAATGTGTCTTTTATGAGTTCTCTTGCTTCTAGTGCGATCTTCTCATACATATATTCACGTCCCTGCATTACTTCAGAAAACATGAATTCTACTGTTCTGTCCTCGCATTCTCCGTCCTTAACAACGAGTATCTCGACAGTATAGCCGCCATTGGACGTTAAAAATATAAATCGGTAGCCTTGCTTTATTAAATCCTCGACATATGAATCCGGAATAGTTATTTCAGTATCTCGAGTCATTAAGATTGCTCCTTTCATACTTACCTTTGTATACATCTTCTTCTCGATATAAATCGCACCACGTATTATGTCCGCATATATCACATTTACCTTTTACGAGGCTAGAACTGCAACTGGCTAAGGGATGATCTTGCTGGACTACTGCCGAGCACGCAAAGCATAAAAGAACCTCTTGCATTACTTTTTCTTTTCCTCACTTTCTTTTAGAATAACCATAGCCTCGTTGAGCGTAAGACTATGGTATGTATTTTTGTTTACTCTTACTGTGTACGTTCGTTCTCCTTTGGTGTTCACACCATCAGCACGCATATCTATTTCAGCCATTTATTAATATTCACTCCTAAAAACATTAGTTGTTCCGCCACCTGCGCTCCAGAAGAGATATGTATAATTCCAAGGTCTGTCCTCACCATTTTTTATAGCATTCCAATTATCAAGTACTTCGGATGCAGCTTCGAGACATCTATCGGAAGGTACATTGTATGGAGAATATCCATGGATTTGACCAGGCTGCTTAACAACACCAGATATTGTATCGGGAAATCTAGGATCGTCGACGCGATTACATATAGTCATGCCAACATTAATCATATCCTGGTATTCATGGTCGTAGCATTCACCATCCATAGCCTGTGCCAAAATATAAATGTCGTTATCAGTGTAATATACAGATTCGGGCTTAGGCTCTGGAGTGGGCTCTGATGTAGGTTCAGGTATGGGTATCTGAGGGTGATTGGCAAGCTCTATAACCTGTACTTTCTCAGGATAATAAAGACCTTCAGTGTTTACTTCTGGCGGCTGTACGTTCTCATTGATGCGTATAACGACGATTATTGCAAGCGCAAGAAGCAGAAAACAAAGCATTGATATGTATACGTAGCGAACTTTCATTTGTATCTCCTTTTGGCGTAGTCGTATTCCATAAGCTCGGTGATAAATTCATAGATAAAATAAATAATGTTAAGTATGAGCACTACTACAAATCCTATAACTGCAATAGTCTTCATCTCACACCTCACATTCCAGACTTTATCAGTTCAATTAATATATCTTTCGTCATAGAGACCGCCTCAGATCTCGTGAAACCGTTTTTAGTCAGAGACGTAACCAGTATCCCAGCCACTTCTCCAAAGGCTCCTATACCGTTTATAAGCGAATTAATATTATTATTGTCCATTAGTTTTCTCCTTTAACATCGTTGGCAAACTTCTTAGCCATATTGGCTAGTCTGATTGTTTCTTTTATATCGTCTAATGCGGGGTCTTTGAGAGTCTCCGTATCTACTATTATCTCTACAGTACTGAAACGATAATCGCAACTAACACAGCGATGCCTTCTACGACGTTTGTTCCCTCGCATTTCACGAGAATCTATACAGTATAGATCTCCACTACCGCAAACTGGACAAATCATTAATCTGCCTCATCAAACTCTATAAGTTCAAGATCGTCATAAATATCAGGATAGAAACATGCGGTTAAAAAATTATTATGAAGTTCTCTTCCACTAACTACATCTTTGTTATACTCAGTTATCTGATCATAAAGGTCCTTTTTACCAAGATCGTTATCGTTGTCATAAAGATTATTCTCAAGCTGGTATATAAGTGACTGTCTCTCAGCATTGTACTCGGCGGTAGTGGCGTCTGCACTAGAATGTATGCAAATAGATACAATACTGCACACGACAAGAGCGAGTCCTGCAAATACTGCAATGATGGCCGATGCACCTCCAAGGATATCAGCATCGTATTTATTAATGGCGATATACGAAATTATTGACGCTACGACAGTAAGTATTGCGAGTAAAGTGATCATTTTGTTTTTCTCCTTTTCAAAAATTATTTAGTTGAATCTGGAAATATTGCCCAAATACATAAGAGAATAACGTCGATAATGCAAAGGATAATTCTGAATATTTCTCCTGTAGGTATAAATGAGATTAACATAAAAATAAGCGAGATAGTTAATAAAATTGGAAATATCTTATCTGAGTTCATTTAATCTCCTTTCTCCTTCAAATATCTATCAACTGCATCGTTCCAAGCTTGATTAAGATCGCTTTTCTTTGCAACAGTATCACTTCTAAAATCGCAGTACTCGCATTGTCTAAAAACACCTCGAGGCTCTGCCATTGAATGCCATACAGCAGTATACTTCCTTCCGCATATAGGACACGGTTTAAGCGATATATACATTCTCTTTTTTACAAGTTTATAACCAAGTTTTTCAGCGGCATCTCTAAGCTCCTCGAATGTTAATTCATTAGTAATCATAATGCACCTCCTCAGTATTTCGTTAGTCTCCTCCCCACAGCAAAGGGTCTCCGTTTTTGTCCAGCATTACAGAAAGACCTCCGCTGTAACCTCCGCTATGCCAGAAATACATAACGTTAGTTTCAGAATCGACATATATGCAATTTGAATACTCGGAATATACTTTTATAAATCGATCAGAAGTTGTTTCGTTTTCAGAACTTGTTCCAGTGCACCCGGCAAGAGCAAATATAAGTACCAGAGCCAAGACTAAACTAATAAGTTTCTTCATGTATCATTCTCCTTTTGAATTTTATTCATAATGTCTTTTTCGTCATTTTCCCAATAATTATATTCCGTTATACAGAGCGGATTTGTACTCTTAATGAAGTTTTTAGCATGAGTTATATCAGTTGTATGAAAACAGAATTCATTACATCTGTCGCAAGCTTTCCTATCACAAATATAAAAGATCGTGCTATTCATGTTTTATATCCACCTCATTTACTTTCTTCCTCATAGTAGTCGTCTGTTGAGTCAAGAAAACCAAGTTTTTATTGGCTTTCTTGTAGAATTGCTCATCAACTACGAATTTAATTACTCTACCTCTTGGCTCCAAAATTCTTTACGACAGTCACGACACACCCGATTTATACAGTCCCCATATTCACTACGGCAGTCAGCCGAAACAACTTTTGGGCATATTAGTAAAATCCCTTCTTTGTCTATTCCTGCTTTAGTCTGCTGTTCAAGAAACATACTCTGCCGCGTCTTACGCTGATTCTCAAATACCAATTGTTTCTCCTTTCATTAAATTATGAATTTTTCATGCCCTTGATTAACAAAATGTTTCTCTCTTTCCTGATATTCTTCTTTTGTAATTTCCCTAGTTTTTCCAGTTTCATCAAAATATCTATTGATCTCCACACGTTCACCATTTGGTTTTATTACGTAGAAAACTGCAGTAGTATCATAATCTCCATTCTTAGGATCGGTAAGACCTTGATAAATATAAACCTTGTAGGGATTGCTCTCTGGATAATAAGGCATAGTAATCGGGAACATTTCATGAATAAGACGTGAGATTGTGCCGCTATGCCAACCAACTGTTGGGTGATCTACACAATAAGCAGTTACACGGTCATTGTCAATATATTTAACAGTTCCATCAGGGTAAATGTCTTTCCAGAAAGAACCCATACGACTGCATTGTAAACTCTTAACAAGATCGGTCCTAGCAAATCCAACTTCACACCAAATGTCAGGTGTGTCCTCAATTGGTGTTAGCGGTTTATATTGGACCAGTCGATTAAGAATACTCATGGTTATTCCAATGCTGCAACCAGAATGTCCATCTTTCATAAGGCTTTTAAGTGCCCTAAATGCACTTTTATAACAAGCGACACCATAGTCCCATTCACTAGGATTTTTGTCGCCACGCTCTCTATTGCATGCAATTTCGATTTCTCTCCTTGCCCATTGCTCCATATTGCTCATAAATATTTATTTTCTCCTTTCATGCAACAATAAAGAGAAAAGACCAAACTATTTTTTTAGCTTGGTCCATTACTCTTATTACTCTCTTTGAAGAATCATTATTTTGTTATAAATTTCTTGCCCAAGCAAATCCATAAGTGCATTTTCGTATTCTGGTGATTTAGCAGCTATATTCCATATTTCTTTTGCTATTAGAGTTTCTGTCTCCATAGGACTTCTTTCAATAATAGTAACCCTTTTTTTCTGGATAACTGCGCAATTCATCAAATACATCTTCGTCCATGATTGCTTTTACGTAAATTTTCATAATAATTCACTCTCCTTTATTTATTTCTATAAAAAGAAATGTTATTTTCGCGGCACACAAATATCCTGTCATTTCTCCTCTCCAGTAATCAGTTCTGAATAAGGCAAACTCTCAATCCAACCACAGAATATATGCCACTCATCGAGCTTATGGTTTCGACGGGATTTATAGATATTGGCAAGAACCTCATAGTTCAGCATGACTGTTCTCTTTTGATTATAGCTGCTAGGAAGAAGTTGGATCATCTGCCACCAAAACTTTTTAACCAATTCAGCACGATTTGCCTCTTCTTTCATAGGCTTAGTCTTGGCCAGAAGATATAAATCTCTGGCGTTGTTAAGAGCTGAAATCGTATCGAGCAGATAATTTTTAAAGTTACACATCCGATCAGGTTCAAAAGAACGTATGTCATTTTCATAGTCAGACCACTCCATTAAATGCTCGCAACTAAAATCCGCCATCGTAAACTCCTTCTCATGAATCTTGTGCATAGTTGAGCAAGAGTTTGCAACTGTTCCAACCTTGTACGTGTCGAATTCTTTCCACCAATACAGCGGAGCCAAAATATCAATATACACAGTGATCATCCGCATGAACTTACGGTGGTCTGTACCGGAGTTGCGGAGGCGAGCCATGAGGTCGAGGTCGTTTGGACCGATAACAAACTTATGTCCGTCGTGATCAAACGGGCAATTGTCGTAGTCGATACAAATATCGCAGTCACCGCATGTACCACAACTACGGCTATCACTCTTCTTCCAAGAGTTCATCGGATTACGCATGCCTCGGATGGCTGCCTCCCAGCCTGTTACTTCAGTGTTTTCAATTTTAAGCATTATGTTTTTTCTCCTTTCAAAAATATAAAATAGAACGTGCGACTTTTCGATGCCGCAAAGGTTATAACCTCGGCTTTTTTCCTAATATAATTAGTACTGAATTTCTCCCGTTCTCTCATAATACAACCTGTAAATTTAGCGATGCCAAAAATCAAAAGATGGACTATACACCAACCCAATAAGGACAAGCAGTTGGTAAAACAGGCTATTGATGTTTCACCTTCGCCATTTCTTCCATTTCTTATAGCGTTTAAGCATGTACTCCCTTTCAAAAATAAAAAGAGAAAAGGTGTAGTCTTGTGTCGTTCATTTCCGACCCGAGAGTCGCTCGGTCTTATTTCTTATGTGACAGCATCTCAGCTGCTAGGGCTCTCACCTAGGACTCACTTCTGCTACTTCCATTTCACAATAGGAACTGTAATTTTCGCGTGGAATCTAGCAAAGTTTACCAATCTATAGAAGTCATGGTATACCCCTGGGCCTCAAGAACACAACGTGCGCCTTCAACATTATAGTCGTTCACAATAATATCAAGGAAACAATTGCCATCTTCATAAGCTTTAATCTCGTAATTGCCGGTATATGCTTCAACAATTTCGAAAGTTTTATTCATTATTTTTACTCTCCCATCATGATATTCTATTCTCTTCAATCATCGTAAATCTAGTCCACATAGCAATTTTCTCCTTTCAAATATCAAACGGCACCTGCTCAACATCTCCACCAGGGACAGTGATCGACTGCATAACGCATTTCTTTTCATCGTCCCAATACAGAGTGTCGAGAATGCAATCAATTTCATCCTGAATCTCAGGCTCAGTCATCCGCATAACTTCGTAACCCTGAAGACCAACGTTCTTACGCAGCTTCTGCATTACGGTACCTGCCCATACACGGAACTTTCGAGCTTCTAGTTTTCTACTGGAGAATAAAGCCTCATAGATACCAAGCTCATTAACCGCGAGCATCCAGAAAGATCCTGCACCGCGCTTAGCGTCGATATCTTTACCGATCATATTATTATCGATCTTATCGATAGATTCGTGCGATTTAAGGTGGGTTGAATCCACGTCAATTCGAACTCGTTCCATATACTGATCAGGAATACGCCTGGATACATCTCTCGTGGAGAGTTTCAGTGCATCACAAATATCTTTAAGGATGGCCCACCATTCACCATCAATTTCGACAAAACGGATATCATACCCACACCAATTCTCAGTTCTTATCATTTTTTTCTCCTTTCAAAATATAAAAGAATAGGACACCATATTTCAGATGTCCTAATTCTATTAGTCGAATATCAGCTGATAATTTTTATGACTCATACATTCATCAAAAGCCTCAAAGTCGTCCCCATCGATTTCGATGATTTCTCCAGTGTCAACATTTCTAAATTTCATTTTCATAAAAATAACAACTCCTTTCATTATAGGAGAAGTTTATTTCGCGAAAAAGAGAAAGAGCCTGAAATTAATCAAGCTCTTTATAAGGTTGTAAATTTAATTTACAGCTAATGTGACCATCAGAAACATTAATTATGAAATCTTTCTTCATGCTAATTTTTGATGTCCATCCGTATTTCTTATCGGCATAAGATAAATCGTGACCGTCAACCCAAAGTTTCAAATCAAATAATGTAAATATGCCAAATTCACGAATAGAATAATTCCATACATAAACAAGCATTTCAGCATCCGTTACTGATAATACAAATCTGTTAAATTCTTTACGTTCCTTTTTAAGATCTAAATATAATTTTTGCTCTTTCTCTTTGACTTCTTTATAACTGCAATATCTAACCATAACAGTTACCTCCTTTCATTATAGGAGATGTTTAATTCGCGAACTAGTCAACGTCTAAGAATTTAGATAGGCGATACTTACAGATATTCTCCATAATAAACCTATCATATTTCCGCACATCAGCTCTTTTATAAGACTCGAGCTAAATATACCTTTTGCATTCGTTGCACATATGCGGAATAATAGAGAATCTATTGCATGAAAATATCATCTATACTTACTTACTTCCGTTCTCCGAATGGGCAGTAGAAATCAGGCGGCGTTACCAGACCATTTAATTTCGGGCATCCAGTATATTTATTATGCGGCACTGCGCAATCCTTGCACCGTACAACTTCTACGGCATCCACGGTTGGTGCTTCTCGCAGTATAAGCGTTGCATAGTTGGTTAAATGGTATGCATTTGGGTGTGCAATTCCTCGATTACGAACAATTTCCAATGCTCTATCAGCATTGATCAGTCTTGCCATAATTATTCTCCTTTCTGCATATCGCAACCTTCGATATAATCAAGCGTTACATAATCGTCTGTCCAGTGCTTTGCACCATTAAACTTGAAATACAACTTGATAAAACTATTTTTATCACGCAACTTAATATATCCTCTTTCATTACCATAAGTTGTAATTTCCGCAATTCTCCAATCGGCAAAGTATTTATTCTTAAACTCACGCAAAGACATAATCATTCTCCTTTCGGCAACCCAGATCGTATTAAGGCAATATAAAAAATTTTGAAATGGAAGATGTTTATTTCGCGAAACTAGTTTACAGTCTATTATGCCCAGTAAATTTCGCTAATCGTCATATGTATTTACCTACTTTTAGTTCTTCTGTTCCATGCTTCGACTGCTTTGCGTTTTGACGATCGTCTTATTCTTGCACCACACTCAACGCACATCACTTCGTAAAATTCTGCGCTTCCAACAGGCTTGTGTATCGCACCCGTAATATCTGTGTTTTCGCAAAACGGGCACGGTTCAAATTCGGACATTCGCTTACCTCCATTCAAAACAACCGCCATTGTATTTCCATACGTACCTGTCACACTTTCAGTAATTAGTCAAAATTCATTATTCTTCTCCTTATTAATAATCTTTACTTTATATCCAAGTTCTTTTTCAATCTCATCAAGAGTCATTTCTCGAGAAGCATACTCTGTGATAATATCAAAACAGCAAGCAGGCTGTTCAATGCCTCGTATAATCGCAATATCACAAACAGACTCATATAGAGGAATTTTGTCATTGCAACTTATGTAGGGATGCTCTAATGCATATTGGCTATTATAAGGTATGTCTCTATTAATTGATGGAACATACCCTTGAACAAATGGTATTGAGGCTTTTGGAATCACAAATGTGTGTTTGCCCTTCTTGTCTTCATATTTATAAACAAGTTCAAGATACCAGTGATCATCTTCCTTAAAAGGAATAATATTAGAAAGCTCAGCATTATTTCTACTCATTTAATATCAGACCTTTCATTTTCTTTACTAGTAATTTTTCTCATGAAAACCACATCGCCATCAAGTGTGAGAGAATATATCTTCTCCTCTGGATGATATCGAATCTCCCAGTCCTCATACCCAGACTGCTCGAGCATGTTTTCCAATTTTATAATAAAATCTATCATTGTTACTCTCCTTTCACGATGTAGCCAAAAGCTTCAAGAATTATACATGCGCCATAGACATATAAGCTTATCTATTGTGTCATTGTCAAGTTCAACATCAGACCAATCGTAGTCAATTCCATTCTTAGTTGGCGATATCATAGCAGTTCGCGTCATAAGCTCTAGAGAAATTGCAAAATGCTCTGCCTCCGGATACTTATCTTTTACTAAATCTTTAGGAGCGATGAAATATAACGTGTATTCTTGGAACGGAGCATTATCATAAGCCTCTTCAAATTTAATTTTTGAAATATCTATGTCCATTTATTTCTCCCTTTGTTTGGTTATTCTTTTTCTGTTTCTACGACAAGACTTAAACACCTTATAAATCTCTCAAACTTTTTCATGCAGTCAGTACACAAATCCAGGGTATCGCCTGAATATTCCGATGATCCATTTTGTCCTCGTCTCACTTTAGTAATGGCATTATATTCTCCCGGCATATTTTTGAGAGGATAGTGTTCATATAGTTTTCCGCACCTGTCGCATTTCTTAGCAAGAGCCATTTTTAATCTCCTTTCAAATATCATTTATTGCCGTTATGAGCCCCACAATATATAGCTCCTCCGCCTGGATAAGATGTGCATCCTGGGTAACGGCAAGAATGAAATTCACAATAACTACCATAACCACCACTGCTACTCATCTTAGCAGGGTATGGGCATCCTGTGCGTTCGCAGCCGTGCATAGAACAGTAAGGAGTATCTGGCCTAGCTACACGGCTATTACATAGCAGACATTTAGGAGTTTCCGTTTCAATTGTTTGAGTGCTAGAGGTAATGTTTGCATAACTCTTAGAACTAGGCGTGCTTAAATTCTTAGGTTTTTCAAGGGGCTCCCCATCTGTTTCTCCACAAATGGAGCATGTCTTCGGCGCATTATATGTAGCCTCAACCCAATCATGATCAAGAGATTCTCCCTCGGTCTTGCCACATGCCAGACAAGTTTTTGGCTCTGTACAAGTAGCTTCTGCCCAATTATGTCCAAGAGGATCTCCGGCAGTTTCTCCACAGATAGAACAAGTAGCAGGCTCTGTACATGTAGCATTTTCCCATTCGTGATCACACGGCTTAAAAATACAGTAACACAGACCGATAATAATCACTATCAATATAATGGCTGCCGGTATAAAATACTTCTTATTCATTTAAACTCCTTTCAAATATAAGCATTCCATTTTTCACGAATAGATGTCACACATCGCCATATGGTGGTATGTGATATTCCTAATTTTTTCACTACTTCGGTTTTGTTTTTACATTTCGCATACGTCAATAACACAAGTTGTTCCTTTTTAGTCAGCGAGTTCCAAAATCCATCCCAATCGACAAAACCAACGTCCATATCCCCAGGTATTACCTCGGCAACAGTCATATCTTCTATATCAGAAGTTTTAAGTTCTTGATCGAGACTAATCAGAATATAATCCTGACTATTTCTTTTCGTGGCCATAGACTTACGAAGCTCCATTGCGATCGTATTTCGGATACAGTTGCATGCGTATGTAGTAAACTTCGACTCATCCGAATTATAAGTTTGGCAAGCTTTCCACAAACCTAAACGACCGATTTGTTCAACGTCTTCGTCATGCATCATTGATGTGAAATATCTTTTAATAACATGGAATACAAGTTTTTCATTAGCCAAATATAAATTTTCTGGAGTCATATCATTCTCCATAGTCATCTACGCTTACGAATGCATAAAGCCGATCAGATCTTTCAGACTTTTTACGATCGGCTATGACGAAATTCGCAGTAAGTTTATCATGAAAAATATAAAAGATTACTTTTCCGTTCTTTTGAGCATATTTGATTTCGTGATAGACGCCCGTTCCTATGCAACCATCAAGACTGCTAAAAATTACTATATCGGAATCTTTGACTTTATTTAAACATTCCTGCATTATGATAGTCTCATCCCCGGTAGCTATAGATTCTAGATCAGTCGCAGGATTACAAATGGTTGCCCTTGGAAAATATTTTCGGATCAGGGTAAGCTCATAAGCTTCCTCAGGCGTATTATACTTCCACTGATGATGGGCGTAATAAATATCGTACATATTTTCTCCTTTCAATTCGATATTTTTATCGGTAAAGGCTTTTAGTAAGATCAAAGTTTATCGATATGCATTGCCAATTTACCTCGGTAACTAATAGGCAGTTCGCATTTTATATAACCATTGAATCCTTCCATATGATCCATAAGCTGCTTGAAGCCGGATTTATTAATAGGGACATCCGTTTGCGCCTGACATCCAATAACAATAATTTTGCAATCATCATAGCATCTCGAAAGGATTCGTTTAATGATAGGAATGCTCATGTTCTGGCATTCGTCGATAATAACGACCTGCTTCTCGATATTGATGCCTCGCATAAATGTAGCGGAGTGTGCTTCAAGCCATGCCGTGCCATTTTTATTGGAAATATCAGAAGCTATTGCTTGAGTTGGAATAACGTTGCATTTAATGAGAGCTTGATAGAGTGGTCCGAGGTAATCCGCTTCCTTCTCCGATGCGGACCCAGGCCTATAGCCAAGCGATGATTCTTCTACAGTTGGGAATATAAAAGTAGCAGAATCGTACTTATGATCTCGGTTAACTAAGAGATTAGCACAGGCCACAGAAAGAAGGGTTTTACCAGAACCTGCTGTAGCATCTGCCAGAACGAAGTTGTAGTCATCATTCATGATAGCATCTACAAATTTCTGCTGATCGCTGTTTAATACCAGCCCATAGAAAATATCATTATTACTCTTCTTTGCCATCGTCGTTTTCGTCCTCCTCATAATCATCTTCACTTTTAATAATACCATTTGCCTCCAAAGTATCAAGCATGGCATCTTGCTGAATCAAGCCGGAAAGCAAAAGTTTGTCGCCCATTGAAGCGCCGTAATAATCAACGTAAGTATCACCTCGCTCATCAATTCCCAATATAACAAGAGTTCTCATAGGGAGCATCGAGATTCTTTTGAGGGCTTCTTCGAGCCACTCGGCATACGGCATCTTAGTTATATCGACAATATTTTCGTTCATTAATAGATCCCTTCTTCCAACATAGTCAAATATTAATTAAGGCGAACGACAAATTCTTTACCACCATCCATACCCCTTGTGATAGCTTCTCGAATGGAGCTATAGATCTTAGAAGTATTAGTTAGGTTGTCATTGAATTTTTCAAGAATATCGTCCAGATTGTCATCGAACTTTTCAAGTGCGGCTTCTTTTGCTGCTTCTTCTACATCTCGCCGTACACGGCTAACATCGATCTTAGCTGCCGAAGTAGTAATTTCCTTAAGAACTGAATTCTTGAGATTCTCATACTCCTTGTCAATCGCTTTTCGAACCTCTGAGCGAACATCATTCTTCAGAGAGGAAATGGTCTCAGTTGTTGCCCGCTCGACTGCTCTCTTAGCCTGAGTCTGTACGGCCTGATCAACTGCCTTACTTACCACTTTTTCAGGAATATCAATCTCTGTATTGTCCGCAATATCGTCGATAGCTAGATCAAGTCGCTCGCTAATTTTCGAAAGTTTGCTGTTTGTACCAATGGCATAACCGATACCAAGAATACCAACTGCACAGCCAAATACTCCAAACAGAGTGCTTCCATCAATAAAATTCTTGCTCATAAAAATCCTCCTTAATATTTGTCAGACAAAAATAAAAAGAAGAGAGATACATAGTACCTCCCCTCCATAATAATGCGTGTAAATTTCGCGAATTACGTTTATTATTTTACTGCTTTTCCGAAGCAATCTACGTCTAGAATGTCATCCTCAATAATGTCGGTTTCGAATAACATCTTTTCAAATGCATGCCATTCTTTCATAACGTAAGTGAACTTTCGTTTGAAATTTTCCAGAGCTTCTTCTTTTGTAGATCCATATCCAGTAATATCAAACGGATTAAGTGAGAAAACATCGTATTCTGCATTATAGAATGGGCAATTATCTGGAAGGATAATTTCATGCGATTGGCTCTTTTCTTTGTTATCATTATAATGACTAAGTCTTAACAATACATTTCCTCCTTTTTTATTCATTTCCACGAATTTAACCAACGATTCTCATTAAATTGTTTCTTTTCTTTCAAGGCTTTGCTAATAGCGAGATCTATTCCAGAGCGTGATTTTAGATGATAATAGTAGAGGTCAATGAATTTGGTATTTAAACGGTCAATTCTACCAGCAGCCTGAGTCATAACTTTATAACTATAATTCTGGCTATAGAATATGATGGTATCACAAGTTATGCAATTCCAGCCTTCACAGCCTGAAGTATATTGAGTTAAATAGATCCACTTATTTCCAATTGGAACTGACTGATGGGTATGGCCAGACCATTCGGCAATTTTAGTTCCTTCTGCGTATCCGAGATTTAGAAGAATATCTCGTTCGTAATCGAAATTGTAAAATATAATCGCTTTAGGATGCTCTTCTAGTAACTCAAGTAACGCTGCTTGCCTAGATTCATCAGTGTTCACTATTCTACGCAAAATATAACAAAGGCTCGATGCTTGTTGAATTGGTTCGTCTTTGAACGGATCCCAGCGTTTTCTAAAGACGTCTTTATAGAACGAAACGTCATAACTACAGTAAATATCTTCATGATGTGGTTTGGTGTGCCGTTGAACAACCATATCAATAAGAATTCTATCACGAAGTCGTTCAAGACGTTGAGTATTTATATAGCGTTCGATTTGAGGATATTTAGTGAATCTTGAGTATATGATATGTTCTCTTTGAAACTCAGTTTTATTTTTGTAAAAGCCATTAGCCACAAATACCGCCCAATAATCAGACCACACATCTCCAGGAGTGGCTGAAAGAATTACCCAATCGTTATATTTAGCTATTTTAAGAAAGGCCTTAACCCATGCGCCAGAACCAGTTATTCTATCTTCATCTAAAAGAAAAAAGGCGCCTTGAACATCGGCATATTTTTTAATATTATTCCAACTATCAACCACTACTTTATTCTTATAGTAATTTGTTTCCGGATCAGTTGACAATCTATACCAAGCCAATTCGCTATTCCACTCAAGAGAATCTCTCTTTTTAGCTGTTGTTATTATATAGAGATCTTTCGGATTTTTCATTGGAGTATAGTCGGCGCCTTCTATCCATCCGCCCTGTTCTTTGAAATAATAGAATAACCCAGTACGAGATTTTCCAGAACCGACGCCTCCATTAAATATGCAGCCATTTCTAGCTTTCTTAACTGCTTCCATTTGAAAATCATATAAAAAAGGCTTTTCATTCACTCGTCTTTCACCGGACCTTCATACAAACTTCTGAGAATTGCTTTCTGATAATATAGTAGTTCTAATTCAAAGACCGTTTCGACGTATTCAACTATATCCAATTAATTTGCACCTTCATCTAACTTAGTTTTAATTTCGCCAAGAATTTCTTCAACAAGATCCCTAGTATCTTCGTGAAGCATCATATGCCCCTTATGATTTTCGTACCAATTAAAGATTTCATAAAGATTATCTTTACTCCAGCTAAATGCCCACCAATCGCAAATCATTTCAAGAACATAACGACGTGGCATTCGAAGAGCAATAGTTCCTTCTTCAGCTTCATCATTGATTAGTACCCAATACTGCCAGTGATGAGGATTATGATGAATATGATGCAGCCAGGCTCTATTGAAATCTTCTTCAATGGTCTTCGTGCGGCGATCGCCATAGAAATATTTGTCATAGGCCTCATATTCTTCGCAATCGTCCTTAGAAGTATCATGCCACCAAGTAATCTGGTAATACAGTTCTTCATTCCCAGATAGCAGATCTGGTAGATTACGAGCAATCCAATCCGCTCCCTTGGCAACATTTGTTCTATGCTCGTTTAAATAATTATCGTATTCAATACTCATTTAAATTCTCCTTTTAAATATAATTTTCTCTTTTATTAGCTCTGCCTCAGATATCTAATAAGAAGCCAAACCAACCATAGACCGCCAGTTGCAAAAACTAAAATAAAATCCAAGATTAGTCCAAAAATACTACGTCTCTTCATAGTTCGTTTCTCCTTTTAAATTTTATAAAATATAAAAGATTTTTTAATATTGGTAGCCGCTATTTGTTGAAGGGCGGCTAGTCCTTCTGCAGTCTCTTATTGGTGCCGGTGAAGGGATTCGAACCCTCACGTCTTATAGACAGCGGATTTTAAGTCCGATTCGTCTACCAATTCCGACACACCGGCAAATATAAAAATAGAAGAGGAGTAGATACTAATCCTTGGTATCAGTATTTAATAGCTCCCGTGAGCTATCTACTCCTCTCATAATAGAGTCTGTTAATTTCGCGAATTAAAAATATAAAAGGGACCTAGCGTTTCTACTAGATCCCTTTGCTATATTAATATTTAGAACGGAGCCGACTCGTCATCGATATCATTGCCCCTCATATCAGCATACTTAGCAGCAAAACGATCAATACGCTGTACGACCTGCATAGATTGCAGATATGCCGTACGCCCCGTCTTGCCATTTACTTCCCAATCATAAGGGCGAATATCCATATCAACGGACTCGATATCGATATTATCGAGGCAGCCAATACTCTCTTCGTCCAGTTCATTTCTGCGATCGCCAGTTATGAGATAAACATTAGGACCGTAATCGCTAAATTTAACCTTGATTGGAAGACGCATGAACGGAGGCTCGTCTTCATCACGAGCAGGCTTGATTCTGACATTCCAACCCTCTTTGATCATGGCGTCAGCGGTATCCGGATCTTCTATCAGCAGAGAGAAGTTACGGTCGCCTTCGCGGTTAAACTTATCTCCACGACCTTCAAAATTCTTAAAAATAATTCTAGCATCATCAATCTGAAGAATGCCTCTAGGTGCGAAAGTAATATGCATAATTATTAATCTCCTTTAAAAATATAAATTTTCTTTATTAGGTTTAACGCTTGCTGAACAATTCATCTTGCTCATCCATTTTTGCTGCGAGAACCACTTTTAGTTCTTCGTCATCGTACCAAGGAAGTACATCGTCATCTGGTGGATAATCTATGCCAGGGGACCCTGTGTATGGCTCGTCTGCTGCAAAGCGTTCGAAATCACCATACTTAGAAATGGTCTCAACCGCAGCGTCAACGAGACTATCATAATAAGATCGATCAATATCGTCTTGTTTGTTTAGAATCTTTACAGTTTCGGATTCAAGCCAACGATAACCTTTTGCGCCAGTAGCTGAAGAATACTTAATACTACCATTTTTGTCTGCGCTTTCTCTAACAAGCTCACCGCCACCGCAGCCAGGCTTGATAGGACAGAACTGGCCAATCTTACCGACAAAATGATAATCATGACCTTTGGCGATCTCAGCATTAAGTTCTTCGACACGATTGTATGCTGCAGTCATTTGCTCATCCATACGTTTAGGGTTAGTGATTTGCTTCAAAAGTTTGTCTTTTTCTGCTTCAAGAGCACTTACATCAGGCAACGCTTCATTCATGTCCAAATATAAAGCTGAGCTTACGGATTTGGTTTCGCACATATCCTCGAATTCAATCGGCTTTTTATCAAAAAGCTTCTTAAATACATATGGAACGGCAAACTGAGCACCAGTAGCGGTCCACCAAATCTCTTCGCCAGTCTTCTTGTCAATTTCTGGTTCCTTAAACTTGGCAATATAAACAGCATCATTTACCAGACAATATCTATCAAATTCGGCCTCTGTTTCAAATTTGTAACCATACTCATTACCAAACTTAGTGACAAAGTCGATGATTTCCTTAGTCGCATTAGGAATCTTAATAGAATCAGTCTTGATATGAGCGACTGTATAACCGAGTTTCTGAACCTCACTTTTAAGAAGAGTCATAAACAAAGCGCCACGTTTAGCTACGATATTGTCTATATTCCTAGGATCACGGAAAGGGTTCTCAAAAGATGCACTTGTCAAACCATAAATAGAATTGATAACAATTTTCAGAGCCTGAGCAAGGTCTGCCGCTTGTTCGTCATTCAAATACGGTTTAAGTGCGCCGTTCAGCATATTACCCGCTGCTTCAAAGTCCTTATGCTTTATCGCAACACGAGCGTTCACAATATCCTTGAATCGTTTAGTGTACTCTGGGCCAAAGACACATTCAAAGATAGCGCTATGAGGATGCTGAGAAGCAACGTCTCCATCCCAAACATTTGTGTACATACCAGGTTCAGAATATACGCGCCCGCCTTCTCCGATTTCTTCGCCCATAAATGTGGATATGCCATACTCATATTTATAGCCTAAGAAGAAAGGCAGAATACTCCAACCATTAGGGAGTACTTCTCCAGGAATATAATCTCGATATTGAGGCAAACCATGATCATCGAAGACCCTAAACTTATAATCTGGACCGAACTTTTCTCTGTACTCTTCATACTGGTCACTTCCGACAGGCTCGGACATATCGCGATAATTAAATACACTTTGTGGTTTACGATTATTACCAAATATAATTTTCGTAGAAAGAGTATTAGTAGTATCGTTTACAGATACGTCCGTAATGCCGTGCAGAAGTTTAACCAGATCGACCTGAATTTGTCGGGCGTCGAAATCTGCTTGACGCTTATTAAAAACTGCTTCGGTAGCAATGACATCATTATCGCAATATCTAGCTACAGTTTCCCACATATCTTCTGGGACAGGCTTATCCCAAGGAAGACCTAACTCTTGGTGGTGGATTCCTAATTCTATTTCCCATTTTTTCAAAGATTGCTTCTTCGAGCAGAAGTCATATACATCAGTATAAGAAATATTATAGGCTTCGCCAAAGAAAATTCCTTTGAAACCCTTCTTTGCACCAACGATCTTCTGAGACAAATCATACAGCTCTTCGTTTGTATAGCCCATCAGACACGCATAAAGCATGTGGTTATCGTATCGACGGCAGTTAAAACCTACCAATTTGAACTTTAGAAGCTGCTCGATCTCATTAGGCTTCGGATTGATCATTCTGACTACTGGTTTTCCTTCACCAGCAATTTTCCAGTTAACCAGGAATAGATTAGGAAAAACCTCGCAATCATAAAAGACCAACTCATCATTCTCAGAGTCCAATGTAGGATTTATATCTTCCGATTTAAATTTCATCTTGTTAGCGAGCTTAATACAATAATCTGCTTGATTAGTACTGCCAGCGGCAAATGCAAATATCTCATTCTTCATATCGCTAACATCATATCCGATGCCGCTGTCATAAGCATCATCTAATAACTTAGCAATATAATCGACGCTGGGTTTTGTCGCCGCATGGTATTCTTTATTGAGATTTCTCTTAATCATTGTACGCAGCATTTTTTCGTTTTTAATGCCATCCCAATTTACCAAACTTTTATCATCTCCTTTCAACGGCAATCCAGAGCTAATTGACGCTATCTCAAGATTGTTACATTTTGTTAACATTCTTCTAAGCGAACTCTTGCCGGTGAATACTTTGATTTCAATTTCGTCATCATAAATACGGCTAAGTTTACTTACATCTCCAGTATAAATATAATGAAGATGTATTCCTTCTCCGCTCTTACTCAACTCTGCGTATGTAGGCGGCCATCCCTTAGCCGCTTCGAGATTCTTTAAGAAACATTTCTTACCCGAATCATCTCGAATATCAAAGTCTATAACAATGTGGTTGTCAGGTACTTTGACATAATGCAATTTGGAAGTGTCTATTTTGGACAGTGTAGACTTTACATCATCCCATTTACGAGAAGGCGTTTCCTTGGAAGATGCTTTCTGAGCAAGACAGTTCGCGCATTCTTTATCGAATATCGATTCCTGCTTTTCCATTTTGAGCCAATCTGGTATGACTACTTCCTCAGATTTTTTATCCGGTATAACTACTTCTTCAGATGTTTCAGGTTCAAATTTCTCAGTACGAAAACCGCTATAATAACTTCTAGCTCGTTCGCCATTTTCCATCGTAAATCGTTCATTAAACTCTCGGAAATAATTCATGAGTTCTGTCCTAAAATGCATCTTCGAGAGTGAATAAGGAACTTTCGCCTCGTCGACATAATTCTTATACATCTCCCAAGCAGCTTTTAGACTCGTTCCATCATCTCTCTTAAAAATATGATATGAATCTATCATAAAGTTATAGAAATCGTTGGATGCACTCATCATTGAAGTTGGAATATAATCGTCATACCGGCCGGGATCGGACAAATATACATCCTTACAATGATAGGCGATTGGACCTAGCTCAAACTTTACCTGTTTCATGAGTTTATTGTATTCACGAGAAGGAATTTTATTTCCGGTTGGGGTCACGTCAATCAAACGTCTAAGAATACCAGACTTACCGTCTGTAATCTTAACCGGTTTATTTGTGCCCATAAACAGAAAACATACGAAACGATTTTCGTATTGAGATTTATGCTTTTCGTTAACGCTCATCCATTCATGAGAAACGACACTATTAAGTCGAGTGTTGTCCTCGATCTTTGACAGGTCGCCATCATGTTGGATAGCAACTAACGGGTTCTTTTTAAACGGTTCGAGCGCAAACTGAGCGTTAGCAGACCCTAGTGCTTTGGCGTCAAAGACTGCATGATAGCCATCAAATAGGTCCTGAATAATATTTAAAATTGTTGACTTACCAGTACCAGGCCCACCATACAGAACTATAAATTTCTGAATAGTTTTCGAATCGCCAGTTACTATTGATCCAATAGCCCACTCAAGTTTGTGGCGTTCTTCTTCGGAATATAATGTAGAGATAATCTTTTCGTAAGCAGGACAAGGGCCAGCTTCAAGAGGATAATTAAGTCGCTTGCTAGCATAGTCTTTCTTATTCGTCCCGTCATTAGCAAATAAGAGTTTCTCGTCAAGCATGTGATAGGAATCTCGAAGCTGTTTCTGACAGAACTTATGCCAAATATCAATCATTCCAGATTCGGCATCCCACATATAGCTTATCTTTATATTACCATCGATTTCGCCTTTATGCTCCTCCGCATACTTAGTAAGTTCGCGATCCACCAGCTGCACGACGTCATACTCGTCAGTAGACCACAAGCCTCGATCTTCGACCCACACGGCGTAGAAATCACCGCCTCGAATCATAAGATCCTCAGTCGGTTTTACCTGAAACCTTGGATAAATCTCTGTATAACCTGGTTTCTTAATGCGAGTCGCTACTGTGAAAAAATCGAGCATTACATTCTGTAGCCTCCTTTCTGGTTACTTCATCCTAAAGTATTTAAATATGCTAGGAGCTGATGCCATATTTCAGCGGTTCGCGCGTCACGATTCCATCTTTTTATCGTAAATAAACTGCCCTTTCCATCTGGCGCATATTCACGATTCAAGAAACGAGTAATGACGTCATTAACGAACCTTTCATCGAAATTATAATCAGTCATGGAACCGAGACCTAGACTGACTATCATCGACCAAAACCATTGAGCAGTACGGTCGCCCTTATCTGGATCGGACATAATGCGTTCCTCACAACGAATAGCTAATGCAACCATCATTTCTAGGACGCTACAAGGACCATCAAGATATTGTTCTAAATCTTCACAATCATTGAGAAAACAATATCGATATCTTAATGCGATACCGTCATCTGCTCGATTTTCATCATGAGGAACAAAATGTATGAACTCTGTGTCATGGAGAAATCGAAATAACTCTCGGTACGTAATACGATTATCAAAACGCCCCTTACACATAAGTTCATACATCCAATTGAAATAATCTAATTTTACTTGTTCATCTATTCTCATCTCGTATAGTGAGAACTGGGATCCGAGTAAGCCCATTCGGCCTCTTTGTAAGTCCGAGGATCACGAGTAACTTCATAGTCAATCTGAGTTCGCTCGTTTCGTACGTGGACTACATCATCAACATAGTCGCCAAAATGATTGATAGCGTCTTCGCCGATAGTCTCTTCGATATTAAGTTTTACGCCCCAGCCGTCCGCAAGAATACCATCTTTATAGTAGTCAATTGGGCATGCGCTATAACCAGGAGGACTACTTGCGAATTCGTCAGGTGAAATCACATAAGGTCCATTGATAAACGGGAGGTCGTCGTCTCCAATTCCATCTCCTTCTTCATTACTTTCAGATTCGTCGGGCGTGCCACGATATTTGCTAGTGAGCTTGTGGTATTCTACCTGATTATTTTCCGGCTCACTGAAATCATGATTGTTATCAATAGAGTCATCGCTATCCGTGACTTCGTCTTCAGTATGAGCCTCGGTGACTCTACGGCAAGCATCAATTTCCATACGCATCAGTTTAGTCAAGCGACTGTATTCTTCCTTTACAGATTTGATCTCTTCCTGTGTAATCTGCTCGTACTTGTTTTTTAAAACCTTCCAAGTCACTACAGATCCAATGGTAGCGCCAGCGACAAATATAAATGCTTTAGCTAGCATATTTCGGTTCATTACTATCCTCCTTAATTTTTATAGGCATTCCTGGCGTGGATCTTTGGCGTTCCGTAAGAAATATAAATGGTCACCAATTTTTGTACCACTAATTGCGCCACAAGCATACCACGCCTTAATCGTTGCCATACCGACATTGAACTTGACGGCAGCCTCTTCTTCGCTCATGAGCCATATAAAGACGCCATCTTTGATTATGTCCTCATTTTCTAGATTATTTTCTAAAATATAAAGGATTAATTCTTTGCCAGTCATTGTCATCTCTCCTTTAATTTACATCGGGAATAGCCAAGGGTGATCGTATACGTCTTGCATTGTACCTGTAAGCCCAAGATTACTTAGGCTTGGTACACTTCAAATATAATCGAGCACGTTACCGATGCAGTTGAAGTCGAGAACTATGCTTCTTTCGAAACCATTAACGAAGTTACACTTGGTTACGTCATTAGTGTCAAAAATACCAAAGTCTACGAAATTATCGCCTATGGAACTATCTTCTGTATAGACCCATCCAGCTATCTGACCGAAAGATGTTCTCTGAATGCCAAGCATATCATACACTTCGTTCAGAGTAAGAACGCCATTAAGCCTAAGTTTATCATTTGCATAATTTTGCTGCTGAACCAGAAAGACTTTATTCAGTTCGGCGTTCTTAGTCCAACCGGTACTACCCTCATAGAAAACAGCAGAATAAATACTATGAGTAGCATTGGGATCAGGAACTTCTACTGTTTTAGTGACGGTGGTTTCATTGCCATTCTCATCGACTACAGTTTCCTCTACAGTCTTAGCTGTAGTTCCGAAACGTAGCTCACGATCAAGCTCTTTACCAAATTTATCAATCAGACGACCGCGATATTCCTTAAAGCTAGTGTCGACTGCTTTAAACGCTGCATCAAGTGCAATATTTCTCTTACGTAGGATTTTATTAGATCCAATCATGCAGCCTATAGATGCAATACCAAGAGCAACGGCAGGTCCATAAAGCTTGACAAGTTTCCAACCAGTCTGAGCATAAACAATAGCAAGATCCTTATTGGCGACTTCCTGAGTGTATTCCTCTCCATCAGACGTATGCAGACCTTTACCTACATTATCGTGTATAGTGTCGATAATCTCTTTAGTATCGTCAATGACATCGTTAACTTTAAGAGTTGCCCTGCACGCCATTACAGCACTAGCTACAGTGCCAACTGCGCCTACTGCGATTAAGATTTCGGGACTATGCTTCTTTAATTTCCAGCCGACCTTATGAAAAGATCTAGACACTGTGTTAATAATATTAGTTTTCATTAAGCTTATTCTCCTTTTTAATAGTATTTTTCAACCTTAGTTTGTATCATGATTCAATTCAACGGATAGGCATTGCTCTAGGCATTTTGATCTTGTAGCCATCACGGACCCGTACTACTTCAGCATTACGAATATTGGTCCATCCGTACTTATTATCCGTATAATCGCCAGTTATACCTACCAGATCAAACAGGTCGGCAACTCTGACAATTCCATACTCTTCCATAATTTCATCCATTCTAGATAAAACTGCTTCTGCTTCTCCACGAGTCTCAATTATAATATCATCATAGCTATATCCAGCTGTACTTCTGGAGCTACCATATCCGCGATCATCTCTGCGACTAACACTATTGTAATCTCTGTATGATACCCTATCTGCAGACGGTCGTTTAGCGCCACGACTTCCAAATAGACTCATGTCAAGACTATTAACTACGATGTCGTAGATTGCTTTCTTAATAGATGGAACGAGTACGTCTAACAGAATATAATTCTTTACATTCGCAACATCTTCCGAAATAAAAATGTCTGTTAATTTACGTACGTCGTTCTTCTTAGTCTTAACTTTTCCATGAACAACCTTCTCGGCTCGTTTTTCTTCGACAACTTCTTTCTTTTCGGCACGAGCTTTGTGTGAATTATCGGGCAGATTTTCATAAAGCTTGTTAATATCAATCTCGGCCATTTACTGCTCATCTCCTTCAATAATTGTTAATTTTCCTGGAATGGTTATTTTAGTTTGTGGCGTTCGTCCACTTTGCATTTTGAATTGATATGTGAGGTTACATCTGGCTTTCTTTTCTGATTCCGCTCGAGTAGACGCGATCCAATGATCCGCAATGACCCTATCAAACTCTAGAACAGGACCATTATAGGCATATACATTCATATCTCATACCCCATATTAAACATCAAAAAAAGAAAAGAAGAGAACACCCTGTTACGGATGTCCCCATCTTTTTAATACTAGCTTCATCACTTACTGATTATTCGGTAACGTTCTTACTTTTCGTCGATAGGTTCTGCGTCGTCACTCTCAGTTGATTTCTTCAGCGCCTTCTTGGTCTTGTATGCTGCAATTGCCTTCTTGCCCAGCTTTACGGCCGCAGTAGATGCGAACGCAAGGCCGGCGCCAATAAGCATTGCCATACCAGTTCCCATTCCAGAACCTTCGGTTTCAACCTCAGTAGCCTCGACTTCTTCCATAATTTCGTCGTTGTTCATAATTTCGTTTTCCATAATAATTCTCCTTTAATAATAAAAATAGTATTGTTCCATAATAGGACTTGTAAATTTCGCGAATTGCGGCTTATGTATTAGCGATAGAATTGAAATCCTCGTTTTGGCATAACTGCATAATCAATAACGATGCATGGAACACCGTCATTGTCTAGCTGAGCACTAAAATCTAGTTCAATTAGACCATCGCTAACATTCCATCCAAGCTCATCGCCGATATAAGAACCATCCAGACCCAATTCATAGTAGAAATCATTCAACGAAATATAGTCTTCACCATTAATCATTCGTCGATTAAGCTCATTTACTATCTTTTTGATAGCCTCGATGTCGGATATAAATCTGCGTTTTGTTATGGTGTCGAAGCAACGCGTATTTCCATTGCCGCTTACGATAATTGCAGACGGATTCACAGGTTCATTTTTAACTCGTTCCTCTGCAACTTTATCTCGTATAGTCCGCTCCTTCTTTTCGCCAATGGTCTCTATAACTTTTTCTTTATACTCAGTTAATGCGGTAGCAGATAGATTGCATGCAGTTGCTAATGTAGCATTGCGTCTTGAGTTAACAGAGTTAGCACCAATCAAACAGGTGATGGACGTTATACCCGTAACTGCAGCTGGAATATAGCATTTCCATGTTGCTTTGACAGTTTCAATAGTGGTTAGTTTATCTGCTGGATAAAGTTCAAGCTCTTTCTTTTTATCTTCGACAAGTGTTAGAGCTTTTGGAGTTGCTTTTACTGCTAGAATGGTGGTTGTGATCATGCCAGCAATTCCGATACCAGTAAGTATTTCTGGACTATGCTTAGATACCACCATTTTGACACTTTTAAATAGGTCTGTCACATTTGGCTTATTCATTACTTTTCCTCCTTTAAAACTAAAAGCAAAAGAGCTCGTTTAGAGCTCCTCTGCCCGGTCGTTAAGTGCTTTCTTGACCTTTTCATCAACCATTTCTTCCATCTTATCGTCCCTGATCTTGTCGTTAACCATCGTCGATCCGATCGTTAGTAACATTCCAAGTGCGCTAAGACCAAGCTTTAGTATCTTACTCTTGTCCATGTATTCACTTCCTTTCCAAAAGAGTGGTTGTAAATTTCGCGAATTAATATTCCAAATAATTTACAAACGGATCAAATGGTAAGTAAATAATTGTACATTTCAACCCCTCGTTATATTCGGAATCGCCATCAATAATAATTTCTTCATGATTGAATTCGATCCAAGGGTGATGATAAGCTTCTTCCATTCGTCTGCAAGTCCATCCAAATGAGTCGTACTCCGGAAGCTGCTCTAATCCAATAAATTCATAATACTCGTTGAGCCCCACCGAGCAATTGACGAATAGTGATCTATTAGTCTCATACTGTGCCCAAAGGATTGCAGTTTTAGTTGACTCGAAATATCGTCCGGAGTAAAAATCGTAGAATAGTTCTTTACTATCATCTAATGAAATTCTATCGCTCACATATTTATCTTTTGCTATTTCTTCACGAATTTGTTCGCCAGCTTGCTCGCCATATAGTTCATCTGCTTTCTTTCTATATTCTTTGTACGCATTATCAAGCAATACATATGCGCTCATTAGTGTTGCTTGTTGGTTCTTACTGATTATGTTGGAACCAAATATACAAGCGATAGTTGCCATACCAGTTATTATCGACGGAATATAAACAGAACTTGCTATTTTGACTTTTTCAAGCTTAGTAAGTTCTTCACCCTTTTCTTTTTCAGAATTCTCGAGTAAGTTTAATACCTTTGGCGTTTCTTTAACCGCTAGAATAGCTGTTGCAACTACACCAGCCGCACCCAAACAAGTTAATAAAGTTGGCGTATTGCGTTTAATAAATGATCGAATGTCCATTCTCTCCACTCCTCAGATTTAACGGCTGATAAAATAAAAAAGAAGAGACCCATTACTGAGTCTCCTCCTTTTTCGTAGACTTTTCTTCAAGCAAAGCTTCCATAGCAAACTTTATTGTTTTGTACTTGCATTCATAAAAGCCGATCAAATAACAGGCAAATCCAACAAGTCCAATTTTAACATAGTCTTTCATATTGCAAACCTCCTAAATTTATAGTCTTCCATAATAGAATTTGTGAATTTCGCGAGTTGAAAAAAAAGAAGAGACCCATTGCTGAGTCTCATCCTATTTTAGGCTTTTTTACCAAAGCTAAGATCAATAAGACCATAACGAATCTGGTAATACGCTATATTGATGCCTATGATTGCTACATTCAGCAGGATAACACCTTTCCAGTGTTTCTTGCAAAAATGCGCGCTCATTACATAAAGTCTAGCATAGTCTTTCCAAAATTCTTTCATAATCTATATCCTCCTAAAAGTTTAGTATTTTTTCCATAATAGACCCTGTTAATTTCGCGAATAATTCTAGAAAAAATAAAAAAGGGGCCGCAACCCCTAATTACTTGTCAGAATACTTTCCAACAATGAATACGCCTATCAGTATCAGTACAAATCCAAACATCAACATTCAGTCGTCCTCCTATAATTTTAATATTCTTCCTTAATAGGCACTGTAAATTTCGCGTAAAAAAAAGAAGAGGCCATGTTTCCATAGCCCCCGCTTCTCACGCTAGTTCTCATCTCTTAGAGATAAGTTTGTCCATGAATTTTCTACCAACTCCAGTGGTGATTGTGCCGTTTTCTTCAAATTTGAAGCTGGCTTTCGCACCCCAAATAGTTACAAGTAACGGCAAGACAATCGCACCAGCATCGATGCAATTTCGAACTAACCGAGATTTACGATCATCTTTTATCTGATTTTTGTTCTGTGTCTCAGATATTTCGAGTTTCTCAATCTCAATTGCTCTGTCCATCAATTTGGTGACACTGTCTACCGCATTTGCGTACTCTTTGGTGCTAGGGTCCATCTCCGCCAAATTATTAAATCTGTCTTCAATCTCCACCTGCAGTAAGGTTACCATACTCATTTTGATTTCCTCCTTTAATTAATGATGAACTATTCGTTCATAATAGGCTCTGTTAATCACGCGAAAGATAATTTTCGTTAATGACTTCAAATGTTACGATTTTATGCATAGCAATAATATCTGGTGTAATACCTTTTAGTTCAAGGAACATTCGCGGAGGTTCATATGGTTCCGAACGATCAATTCTCAATCGTCCTACTGTTTTTTTCTTCATGATCGCACGATCAATAACGATCCCGATAATAAGACTAACAATAAAAATAGCACCGTAAATTAAAAAATCCATGTTTTCTCCTTTCAGTTTTGTATTATAGAATCGACTAGGTAAAAAAAATAGAGGCTCATTTCTGAGTCTCTACTTCTTAGAATTCATCTTCTTGAAAGCTTTTACAATCAAGTAGACCACTAATGCGAATACTAATACATCGCCAAATACTGCAATAAACCCAACTCCGCCAATAATGGCAGATACAAGTGCTACTGCAAGCGCAGCGAGTATTATAAATAACGCAATAATAGTCAAGATCATGTCTTTTACCTCCTAAAAATTTATCTTCTCTATAATAGACTCTGTTTTCTTCGCGAATAAAAAAGAAAAGGCTCAGTTAGAGCCTAATCTTTTTAATTCTTTGTGAATGCAGTCTTAATTGACCTTTTAACTTCCTTAACCTTTGTGACAACCGCCTCTCGAGCTTCTGGTACCATCATAGTAATACACATTGCTGGTATTATAATCTGGCTAAGCCACAGGCGAGCCTCACGACTAGCTTCAATCTGTTTATATGTCATATTAATCAACACCTCCATAATAGACTCTGTTTTCTTCGCGAATGATATATAAAAAAAGAAAAGAGCCCTTGTTAGAGCTCTCGCTTTTTAGCTTATTACTATTATTTCCTCGTAAGAAGGAATAGTCTTAATAAATGTTTTACCCCCAAATAATATTCCAAATGTAGTATGTAATGTTTTACCAACACAATCCAGAATCGTATTTGCTTTTGTAATAATTTTATTCATAATATTCTCCTTTTGAAATATGTAATTTTCTCATAAAAGGAGATGTATTTTTCGCGAGTAAAAATCATAAGAGCCATGTAATATAGATCCTTAAGAAAAGAAAAGACCCTGCAATAATGACAGAGTCTATCTTTTTTTAAAGAATCACTTTTTAACCTGTATAATAACCAGATTAGATTGTCTCCTCTCGGACGAACATCAAGAACTCGTGTCCACTTCTGTCTTTACAGTGGAAGCTTTCAAGATCTGGATGAGTCGAGTCTTTCCTTGCGTTTGGATAGTCCGCACGGATGACCCTCTCGGCCTCCTTCTTCGTAGCTTTAACTGTAACATAGTGTTCATAGTCCATGAACTCCGCCTTAGTAACAACAAAAACTTTCTGCATATTATTATCTCCTTTCAATTTGTGTGTTTCTCATAAAAGAAGATGTATTTTTCGCGAGTAAAAAAGAAAAGAGTCCTTGTTAGAGCTCCTCTCTGTGAGTTTACAGAAATTAATCTCGTTCAGCCATAACCATTTCTATGTACTCTTCATAGCTGACTCTCAGTCCATCCTTAGTGATAACATATGAATTAGTTCTCACATTAGTATTTGTATTAGTCATTATTAATTCCTCCATAAAAATTATTTTAGTTTATAGTTATTAATCTTCTATTCTTCTCATAATAGTGTGTGTAAATTTCGCGAAAAAAGAAGAGGGGTTGTAGCTTTTGCTAGCCCCTCTTTTCTATTACTTATCAGATCTAGGTTCAGTATAAGTCATGGCCTGTTCACTGTCAGACAAACTTGCAACTGTAGGATCGTTTACAATACCGACGAGAGTTAGAACACTAAATGCAGTGCCGACAATAGCAATGAGCTGATCGGATAAGCCGGCAATATTCAGCTCAACACCAAACAGAGCACAAATCTGCTGAGCGAGCAGAAGAATTGCGGGAATGATTGCGACCCAGAATGCCTTGTTTTTTAATCTTACAATCCAGTTGATTTTCATGTTGTAATCTCCTTCTTAATTGTGAAATTTTTCAAGATCATCAATTCTATGATTGGCGACCTTAATATCTTCTTTAATAACAGCATCGTCTTTTTCTAAAAGATAAACTCGTTCAATGACACTATTATGTTTCTCGACTTTCTTTTCAAGCTGCTCGATTCGATAAACTACGAGCTTATTCGATGCAAGAATTCCGAGCAAGGATCCAATTATTGTACCGGCAAGCGACAAAATAGCAATAACTATAGATTCACTCATACATTATACCTCATTATGTCTTCCATTTTCCGTATACGTGGAAATTAACTTTTCCATGTATCGTGGAGCTGTTCGGACGCATAATATAGTAGTTGGGTGGTTTCGACGTTGTCGTATTACTTGTTGGCCAATAAAATCCACCGTATCCACCACTATCGCTTTCATAGAAAGCCGTTAAATTCGGAGAGTATACTGTAAATGGAAAACTTGGTGGTGCGTATTCAACTGTTCTATACATACTACCCACGGGGGTCGAGCATGACGTACTAGTAACTGTTTGGTATCCCCACAGTTCTACATCGCCATTAGACCATTTTCTATACTCCCATGTTCCAGAGTAACCGCGATCTACACTCAGAAACTCAAAACCATTGGTATCATGTATAATCGATGCGCTTAATATTATCGCATCGCCAGCCTCGAGACGTAAGGAATTGTCACTACCGGTATTCATCATCTGAAAATAAGGCGCGCCTGAAGTAGCACCCGATCCCGAAGAGGATTGAACAGATGCTATAATTGAATCTGCTCCAACATAAAACCATGTCCTTTCTACACCACTACTAGTAGTTTCATTAGACATTAACGTTATATTATCACTTTTAAGAGATAAACGATCAGAACTAAATTCAAGACCATTGCCATATCTGTCAGATATATATGAAACGGTCCCCTTATTATTGCAGAAACTAACTTCCGAATTCGTTGAATTCTTACCAAGTTCTATAAGATTTGAACCATAACTTGCTACTGCATTTCCTGAAGAATCTAAAATATTAAATTTATTAGACGTTATCTGTGTGCGATACCCATTCCAGTATCCACCAGATTTATTACCTAACTGCAAACCATTAGAAGAATCGTAACTTAAGAAATTTGTAGCTGTTTTAGCGGCATCGCCAACTGCACTAAGTGCTCCATTAGCAGTATCGAGCGCGTCATTGGCCGTATTAGCAGCATCATTGGCCGTATTAGCAGCATCATTTGCCGTATTAGCCGCATCATTGGCTGCATTAGCCGCATCATTGGCTGCATTAACCGCATTATTGGCCGTATTAGCCGCACCATTGGCCGTATTAATCGCGTCATTAACTGATGTTGTTATGTCATCTCCTCCGAGAGATAGCTCAAGTTTATAAGCTCCGCTAGTAGTTTTATAATACTTCAAGAAATTGTTTGAATCACCAATCGCAAGCTGCCCATCTTTTCCAAGATATATCCCTCGAGTAGTATTATTTATACTCTCTTTCACACCAGAATATAATGCGTCGCTTGTGATGTTGAAACCTCCGATAGTAGCATCAAAAGCCACAAGATCATCTACGCTAATCTTAGTCGCGGTGATCGATTTTGCTGTGATGATGCTACCATTCAGACTATTGTAATCAGTCTGCTGGGCTTCTATCTTCATACCATCAGTATTAAGCTTATAATATAAACCGTCTGTACCTTTGATAACTAGTTTATCAGCAACAACCGTATTACCCTCAATCAAGTCGCCTTTAATAGTTACACCGACAAGATTGCCAGTAATTGTACCGTCGCTAATTGTAACATTCTCGATCAGGCCAGATTTAGAATATAAATGCTCCATGGCTGCTTCGCCGACATTCGCAAAGTCGATGTTCGCATACTTAGCGTCGAAATCAATAGCGGCAAGCTTATCAATTTTAGCTTCGGCAGCGTTTAAATTGACGATAGTGGCATATGTGATTTCTGCCTCGTTTGCTGATAATTTATCGGTTTTCAGATTCGCAATATCACCTTCAGCCGCAACTATTTTACTGGTTATAAGTGTGTTTTCATCGGTAAACTTTTTGTCCATATCCTTGACATCGTCAGTTCTAGCGGCAGGTGACGTCATGTTACCAGTAACTATGGCCGTATGGTTCTTGATCAAGACAGTTACTCGATCGCCATCCTGAGTATCCGTGGTAGTAGATACCGGAGTTAATAGGTCAGAACCGTCAAGCTGAACATATGTTGAATCGCCATTTTTAGATATTACACCATAAACGGTAGTATCATTCTCTGGCTTTTCAGTATCATTAGTAACCTTAGCAAATTCATTTATCAGTTTTTTAGGTAATTCCATCCAGTATCACCTCCATAGTTTAGTAGTATATACTGCAGTTTCGGTGACTTTACAGCCAGCACTGCAGTTGATTGACTGACTAATAACTTTCGCCTTTATATCGGTTATGCCAGAACGAGTATAGTTAAGACGCACGCAATCATTAAGTCGCACTGGGCAATAACCATGCGAATAAGTCACAGCGCATTCTAACGTGGATAACTTACGAAGAAGACGCTCAGCATATTCCTGCGTCTGATTCTCGGTGGGATCGCCGTATAAATCAGGATTAGTCACTCTATGGACTATTTCACGACCACGTCTAACTGTCGATATTGGGCTGTTTGGATCGTCATTAACAACTCGAGCATGGTATGTATCATTGCCACTAGAGTATACAACCTCGACAACATTCGGAATGCCATACAAGTCTCTGTCAAGATTAATATCAGGATAAAGAATTGAACTATTGTCATCGGTGTATGTCCAGACGGGCTGTAATGAAGCAGCGTCTTGTATTGGTAAAAAGATAACTCTTCCAAGTTCATCCAAGCCGAACGTATATTTAGCATTTGCTATTAAGTCAGTTAGGAACGTTAGCCAAGTGTCATCAGTATTTGCAACAAAATCATCATGCAGCGTCGTTGAGCATGCCGCTTCAACAACCGGAGCTCTCACTCGTTCTCTACACAGACGATACGCTGCATTCATGATATTTTCATCTTTAAGTAATGAATAGCCAATAGGCGGGAGATTCTCTTTTAACTCAAGCAATGGTGTATAGGCATCTATCGAAATATCTCTGGTTTTTCCATTAAACTTCCATGTTGGCGTTTGAACCAAAAATGTTCCAAGCGGCTCTTTGTATGTATTCCCATTTTGATTTACGACCAAATACACACGAATGTAGCTTTCTCCTATAGTTTCTGCCAAACTAATATTTGCAGATCCAAGTGTAGCTACTTCCGAGTCACGATCGATTGTGCAGCTCAGAACATTTTCGATTCGTTTAACGTCTTTCCAAGTACTAGGATCAACCGTGTAATATTCGAATGACTGCTGCATTGATGATAGCCAATCAATCATATTACACTCCTCCTTCTACTCGCTTGATAGAAATAGATACTGGGATGATCACTTCTTTATGGTTGATGTCAAAGGACACCGCAACATTTGCCCAGTAACCACTTCCAGAGGGCTCGCGCACATAGACGTCGCCCATCCAATTCTGCAAACGACGAAGTGCATAAATAGTCTCCGTATCAGACTTCGGTATATCGGTCTTCCAGGTTTGAACGGTGCCAAGTTGGGTTCCATAATAGGAAATTGGATGTTCTCGGCCGATATACTCAACTAGCTCAACATCGCTACCATTACTATCTGATATGTCGATATTATACGGAAGTTTAAGCATTGAACCAGACCATACTGAAGTGGCGAGGGTATCTTTAATCGTAGCATCAAAGTCACTCCATACTTCATTCCATTGGATAATTGCAGCTTTTACGCCAACAGGTTGTGCAGGAGCATCATAATATATAACGCGACCTGTTGTTTTTGATGTAGCTACAATTCTGTATCTGGCATAGTCCAAAGAGGGATGTGGATCACTGACAAATATGTTAGTGGTATTCTTAACTCCACTAATAATCTTTGTGAATTTACCGTTGTAGTCCCGTCGATAAACTGCAAGGGTTACATCATCTACAATTTGTCCATCATTATTCGTACAGAATGGATTTATGGCAGCTACATAGTTAATTGTGTCGATGGCGATCTTACAATCTAAATCATAATTTTCAGTTGTAGACCATCCAACAACGAATGGTAAAGAAGACTCTGCAGATAAACCAGAATCCATGGATACCGAGCAAGTTACTATATAGCCAATATTATTCTCCAGATTAACATCGCCAGCTGATAAGGTCGTTGATAATGTCGAAACATTATCAAAGTATCTAGAATATACTGTATCACCTTTATTTACAAACTTTTTATTACCAATGGCGTCTGTGGTTTCATAAGAGCCACTAGCTGTAATGGTTAAATGATAACCTATCGCGCTCTGACTAGTTGGTCCAGCAGTTGCTCTGATATTTATTGGAAAAGAAGTAAGCACAGTAAATGAGCTACCGGTCGCGTCTGTCATAGTTAGAGTTACAGTCGGAGGTGCATAAATATCAACGGTTCGCTGTACCGACCAATCTCCGTAAACGCCGGTTACGCCAGCCGTTCTAACGCGCCATAAGATCTTTCCGCCCTCGAGATAACCAGACGTGCTAAGCGTGTATGAGCTAGTTTTATCTTTTTCATCTTCCGCGGTTGAATTCTGTATGGTATATGTATGAACAGTTCCATTCACAGAAACTTCAAGCTCAGCTTTAGTCTGACTCGATCCATCTTCAGAATTATGAACCCAATAGAAAATTAGAGGTTCGCCTGTAATGACGGTCGTTGTCGAAGACCAAGTAGTAGGTGCAGCGGGCGACTTACCAACAGTTGCTGAACTAATTTTAGACCATGGAGATTTACCTTCTGAATTTACAGCTCTAAATCTAAAGAAATAAATGCCGCCCTCTTCAAGACCAGTTTTCTCGTAGCGAGTCGTTTCGATACCTGTTATAAGTTGTGTCTTATCTGAGCCATCGAAATAATCGAGCTGTGTCGCATACTCAATATCGTAAGACGTAGCAGTATTTACCGCTTCCCACTCCAGATAGACAGAGGTCGCAGTTTTTGCTCTACACTCTGTAAATCCGGAGGGGCCTGATGGTATCGTACTTACGTTATCTGAATATTCAGACCATTCGCTATATAGGAGATCATATTCGCCCAATGCATTACTACCATATTGGCATGTACGGCAACGGACCTTATATTTACTGCCAGCGTCGACATAGCAAGAATATTCAACATGCCCAGTTGTAACGTCAGCCTGGGCAGTATTGAATAAAGTTGAATCATCTTTGACTACTTCAAACTGAACTGATGTTACATCGGAAGATAAACCATCCAAAGAAGCAGTCAGTAAATAATCTTTTAGTGTAACTCTAGGCGATGATGGTGTCTCCGGAACTTCAGTAAAATAATACTTATAGTAGGTCGACCATTCAGCAGTCCAATAATTAGTTTCATAACTACCGTTTTGGGTTTTTACTGTATATGTCTCAGATATAGGCTTAACGGTAACTCGGACGACTACGGCATTAGAGGGTGCAGTATATGTATGTTGGTACTTTGTGGTATCTTCGTACAAACCAACAAACCACTCATATTCTCCATTATTAAAGTTTCCGCTAGTTCCATACATCCAATACACACTAAAATTTTTAGTATGTTCTTTATTCCAGGACCAATTTACATATAGTTTTCTATCAGTACCTGCTTCGAGTCCAAAACTAGTTATGGTTACAGTTGCCATATATTACACCCTCCTTCCGATTTTAGCATATCGCACAAGCGTTTCAACAGCATCGGTAACATTGGAACCATCATCGTAGGTAAGTCCGTTAACGGTGTTATATGTATTACCAATACCATCGAGCTTATCGCGTAATTTATTGATTGCGTAGATTATATCATCATTATTACCATTTTGACGCAGAGCATTCATAGTAGATCCAATCGCACCAAGATTCGACTGAACGCCTATTCTCTGAGCACCATTGAGCATACCATTAATAGCGTCAGCACCAGTTTGAACATCGCTAAGGTCGACCACTGGACGAATCGTCGGCTGAGTATCCATATCGGTGTTCATGGCATCGAGAACAGTAGACATAGCACTTCTAGTAGTGTTTATCGCGGAAAAGGCCATGCCGCTAACAGCACCGGTTACTTCACCAGCCAGCATATCAATACCCATTGCAAAGCCTTCTGGTATTCCAGAACCTATTTTCTTGAACACCTTAGATGGGGAATTAATTCTAAGGGCTTTTCTTGCTGTCTTTATAGATTCTTCTGCCATAGCTTCAACCGACGCCTTTGCTCTGAAGGTATTATTGGTTATGCCATTACAGAATCCAGTAACTAAGTAAGACCCACCATTATAGAATGAGCTATAATAACTACGAATTTTAGAAGACGCGCCAGAAAGACAGGATGATATGGCAGAATTTATCGAAGACTTCTTACTCAAGATGCCCTTTGTTAACTTAGTAATAAGAGCACCGCCAACAGAATAAAGGGTTGCCGTGTTTGAAGTCACTGTCTTATTCATAGAATTAACTATGTTAGCTGACACACTAAATGCGGCTGGCATCTTCGATTTCATTCCATTAATTAATCTGTCGATCATTTCTGCGCCAATGGCCGACAGTTCCGTCGTCGTTGCTGAAAACGCTTCAACGAGTCCAGATACATCAACTTCGCTAAGTTTATCAACAGATGACGCAAAAGAACTTACACCGCTAGTATCCATGCCGGATAAACTAGTTATAAAATCTTTTATTTTGTTGGCTGAAATAATAGACATAGAAACAATTCCAGTATCAATCTCGGCAACATCATTGAAATAATTCTTCATCTGTTTAGCAATTCCGGCAGGTTTGAATTTATCTATGTTACCATTATCGAGATCGCCAAGAGATTCTATAAAAGATTTAATACGATATGCTGAGCTTATGACAATTGCCATATTTCCTGTATTAATCTCTGTTGCTGTAGAACCAAACGAAGACATTGCACTAGCGAAGTCGTCAATTCGGTTAGAGAAATCGGACAGATTCATCTTACCGTCAAACCAATGCTCTTCTGGGAGAGCTTTTTGTAATTCAACTAGCGCAGTTCCAGTATTGGTTATGGACGATATAGCTGCTTCAGTTATACCATTCTCGCCTAGACCGATCTTAAGTTTGCCAATCGCTTCCGCAAACAAACCAATATTGATGCCAAAAGTACCAAGATCACTTCTTCCAGTAAACCATGAAACAACTCCGCCCATAGGTTCGAGAGAAGACTGAAGCTCGGCTAATTTAGTGGTTGCTGTAACAACGGAGGTCAATGCTGCCTCGTCCAGAGTCGCGCCTTCGAGCGTCGATAATGCTATCTTCATGGACGCAATAAATGCAGATACATTAATTCCGAATCTACCTAAATCATCTCTTCCACTAAACCAAGTTACTACTCCGCCTATTGGTTCTAGAGAAGTCTGTAATGTTGCGAGGCTAGTGGAAGCAGAAACTATAGAGTTCATTGCGGCACTATTGATTGTGACACCATCTAAAGACATGAAAGCCGTCTTCATCGATTCCACAAATTCGCCAATATTAGCGCCGAAAGCAGCCAGGTCGTTTCTTCCACTGAACCAAGTGATAACTCCACCTATAGGCCCAAGAGAAGACTGAATTGTCGAGAGACTAGTGGCAGCCGAGATGATAGAATTCATAGCTGTGGTATTAAGTGTAGTACCTTCAAGAGAACCGAAAGCCGTTTTCATTGATGCGACGAACGCATACACATTAATTCCGAACCTACCTAAATCATCTCTTCCACTGAACCAAGTTACGACTCCGCCTATTGGTTCTAAACTAGTCTGAAGACTTGATAAACTAGTAGCAGCCGAAATCATAGAATTCATTGCTTCTATATTAATCTTAGAGTCTTCTATAGAACCAAAAGCTGAAATCATAGAACTAACAAACTCGCCAATATTAGCGCCAAAAGTAGCCAGGTCGTCTCTTCCACTGAACCACGAAATTACTCCGCCAATAGGCTCCAAACTAGATTGAAGATTGGCAAGATTCTGCGCAACACCTATAACAGAGTTCATAGATTCCGCGTTAATATTAACACCTGAAGATGCTTTTCCGATTGATTTCATAGCAGTAAAGAATGCTACAGCATCAGTCTGGAACTTCTCCATAGATGTTCCGCCAAGAGTGAATATGTCGCTTATAGATGTTTTAACTGTGGTTGAAGCTATGTCGCTTAAAACGTCTACTAATTCCTTAACGCCATTGAACGAATCGGCCTTTATCGTGGACGCATTAGTGCCAGCAACGGAAAGCGCGCTCATAAAAGCTGCTATATCCATTCCTATTTTGACGAGACTACCGCCTATAGCTTCACCTACAGCGCTGATAAACATACCGATCATAGTACCAATACTACCAGCTAACTGCTCAAGTACGGGAAGACCTTTATCTAGGAACTTTTGGATGCTTGGAAATTCGTCCATCAAATAGCCTATGGCTACAGCCAATGCGCCAATTGCGGCAAATAGAGTGACCAGTGATCCAATGCCTATAATTGCTGCGGGCCCGAAAAGACCGACAATTGCAAGTACAGCAAGCAATGCTCCCATGGCAGCCATCATGATAGTTAATGAGCGTACTTTTTCTGAAGCATCTTCAACGCCATTCATTTGTTTTACCACTTGGATAAATGCCCACATTGGTATTGCCATTGCAGTTAGCGATGCTATTCCGCTTACAATACCCGATGAGAGATACTTACCTATCAGCGATACAGCGGCAAGCAACCCAGTGGTAACAGACATTAAAAGTGTCAATGCTAAAACATTCGTCATTGCTGATGATGGATCGATCCTACTAAGTATGGCTATTATGCCTGTGAATATAGCAAGAAGACCAACCATAGCAATGATGGGCCCCATTTTGACCGTTTTAATACCGCTCATAGCGCGTATTATTAGCGCAAAAGAAGTCATAACAGTGGTCATTGCTCCTGCTGCCGAAAGGAGGCTCTTCGTATCAATGAATGATAGCGCTACTATAGACGCCGCCATTACGCCGATAGAAATAGCAATCATCATAATAGACGCCTTAACATTTTGTGCGCCCTTTAAGGCTTTGATCATGACAGCCATCATAGCACTAAGTAAACCTACTGCTATAATGCCTTTAGCTAAACCGCCTAAGTCTATAAAGCTAAGTAATGCTGCTACGCCGGCAAGTATAGCAATAGAAAGAGACATGGCCAGAATAGTTCCAGCGACCTTGGCCATTTTTTGCTCGCTACTTACCTTAAGAATAGACATCATTATCTTAACTAAGACAACAAAGCCAGCAACAAATGCAGTGCCCTTGATTATATCTTTGACGGTTAATTTTCCAACAAGCTTACAAACTCCGACCATAAGCATGAGGGAAATTGATATACTTAAGATTAGTCCACTAAGTTTTGCAATTTGCTGTTTCTTTCCGATCTTAGTTACGAAAACAAGAGCTTTTACAAAAAGCACAAAAGCAGCAGCGAAAGCAGCTCCCTTAAACATCTCTTCTGCCGAGAGCATATTGACAAGCTTGCAAACGCCAACTAAAAGTGCCATTGCTATTGCAAGTTTAACGGCCATACCGCCAACCTTACTCACATTATTACCAGCGCTTTTCGCAACCTTTGTTATAGAGATTACGAAGATAGTAAAACCAGTAACAAAAGCTACACCTTGAAGCATATCTTCTGCAGATAGCGTGCTGATGAGTTTGCATGCGATAGCCATTAATATGATAGCAACGGCCATCTTTTTCATCATACTACCTATGCCTTTAACATCTTTAGAATAAGTAGATATTCCTCCGATCGCTGCTATGAATGCAATCATGGCAACTGCTACACCAGCAAGCCCAAGAAAACCCCGTTTGGCTTTATCCGGGTTCATTTCGCCAATAAGTTTTACAGAAGCGGCAACCAACAGTAACGCTAGACCAATTTGTATAATGGAGTTCTGTATACCCTTCACATCCAGTTTCTTGGATGCAGCATTTAATTCAACTGATGCGGAACTCAACTTGGCCATGGCTATTGATAAGGCAACAAGTATCGTAGCAAGCACTGCTATAACTCCGACTGCTTGCCATAATTTATCTGGGTCATCAATCTGAGTCAAGACCAAGATAGCTGCGACTAAAATACTTATAGCAATAGCCATCTTTAGCAGAGCTTTGGCTTTTAAATTCCACGCGATACCATTAAGTACTTTACTAAAATTTTTAAGTACTCTAGCGGCATTTGCAATTAGATCGTCAAATCCACCAAGAGCATTGGCTATTCCACTAAAAGCATTTGCTAACTGTTTTAAGACCCAGAGCATACTAACTATTATGCCGCCGGCAAATATTTTACCCCATTCTATATTGCCGTTTTCATCAGTAATATAATCCCATATTCCTTTGAAAACCTTTATAATTTGCTCGCCAATGGTCTTAAGAACGGACGTAACAGTTTCAATTGCTTTCTTAGCACCGTTGATAAATCCTTGGAAGAAATCCTGGGCTATTTCGAATGCTTTCCACGAAGGAGAATGTACACCTAGAGCTTTTTTAAAGCCCTCTATAAAATTGAGACAGAAGGTAACGATCTTATCGATAACTCCAGATATACTAAAGTCAATTCCATTTTGAAATCCTGCAATAAAATCTTTACCAATCTGAAGAGCGATGTCAGGAAGCGATTTTAAAGCTTTTGCTAAATTTTCTCCAAGCTTAATGGCGAATTCAGAAAGATTGATTTTTCCACTAGTGAATTTATTAAATGCTAACTGAATCCCTTTAATTGCCGTTATAAGCTTTTCCACAACGGGAGTTTCTTTAAATGTGGCAAACCACTCTTTGAATCGGTCAGTTAAATTAGGAAGTCTGTCTACTAAACCTTTAATAGCCTTTGAAAGAGCATTACCTTCAAGTACCCAATCGTGAAATGCTACTAAAGCATCACCAATACCTGCTGTAACATCAAGTATATCTAGATGGAAGGAATTTAAAATAGCAGAAAGAACTTTGAAAGCAACATTAATGCCTCCACCAACGACAGTCTTGATAACATCAAGAACAGCAAATAGCCCCTTAAATGTCCTAGTTAACTTTTTGGCAGTTTCTTCACTAGGAATCAGGGAAGTTGTCATTTTATGGAACGCCGCTATTGCGTCGAAGATTGAATCGGCCCGTATCGGATCAAAAGTACCTCTCCACGCTTTTCCAATGGACGTGAATACTTGTGCTATTGCTTTGCCAATATTCTTGAACGAATTCATCAGCAACCAACGTCCATTGATTTCGTCTAGATTATCAATAAAATCATCCAAAGGAATGCCGAGTTTTTCAGCAACATCTCGGAGCTCATTAAGAGCTTTAATTTGTTCTTCCGTATATCCTCTAGATCTCAGTTGTTCATCTGATAGCTTTGCTAGAGTTTTTATCTGATCTTTCTGAGCATCGGTGAGTTTTACAGTCTCTTCCTTATTTTCAGAAGTTGCTTCAACTGTTTCTTTTGTCGTCTTAACAGTCTCTTTTGCTATTTCAACTGTTTCTTTCTGATTACCGAGGAGCTTATCTTGTGCCGCTATTTGTTCTTCTGAATACCTAAATGTATTATTAAGGGTTTCATTTACCTTATTTTGAACTCTATAATAGTTCTCACCAGCCTCAGTAAGCGCATTGAAACGATCAAGTCCGTTTCCGAATTCGCCTAAAATAACCTTGTCTACTATAGCGCCTAGATCACCTACTGCGCCAGTAACATTAGTTATCGTATCAGTTACTTCAGTTGTAGTTTCAGTTACAGTGTTAACAACTTTCTCTATTGGCTTTAATACGCCGGTAATTCTTTCACCTAATTTCGAAAAGCCCTTGCCAAGAGCGCTTTCTAATAATGAATTACGCCAATCAGACATCTTATTGATGATATTAGTAAGAGTATCTGATATAGGTGTTAAAAGAGCTTTGGCTTCTTCAAAGTCACCAATTATAATTTGCCAAGTCTTTGCCCAACCGGACTGAGCTGCTTCTTTTAATACATCCCATAACTGGCTAAAAGTCTTTACTTTAGTAGCCGCTTCAGTAGCGGTCTTCGCCATTTGTAGTATTGATTTGATCTCATCTTTATTTTTACCGGATTTATTTGCCAGAGCTTCCGCAGCTTTATCGATTGCGTCTGCCTCACCATACTGCGCTTTGGCATTATCAAGAGCCGCTTGAACTGCTTCTTTAGTCAACCCAGTATATTTCGCAACGTATTCGTTAGCTCCTGAAGTGGTAAACTTCTTAAGGGTTTCAGTAAGAACCTCAGATGTAAGCCATCCGGTCCTTAAAGATTCTCTAAATGAGCCTTCGGCTTCAATGGCTGCTTTTGCACCTGTTCCTAGCAATTCACTAGTTTCTTTAAGAGCATTTTGGAATACTTCGCCACCCATGCCAGCATTAACGACAGAATTCCAGTCCATAAGTTTAACGGTTCCGGAAGCCAGTGCCTGAGAAAGCTGATACATGGCGACACTTGCTTGCTGTGAAGTTGAGCCAGACACAGCCGCAAGGTTAGCGATGCCTTGAATTGCATTGACAGAAGTATCTAGGTCAATGCCTGCTGCAGTAAATGTACCGATATTACGGGTCATTTCCGTAAAGTTGTAAATTGTCAAGTCGGCATAATGGTTTAACTCATCCAATGCAGCAGTTACATCGTCAATGGTAGTGCCTTTTGATGATGTATTCGCTAAGATCGTCTGAACTGAATTAATTTGTGTCTCATATTCCTTAAAGCCTGATAGCACAGGGTCGATTGTTAATGCAGAGACCATGCGTTTGCCAGCATTAACAGCGGAGTTTGTAATATTAGCAAGTGCCGTAACCCCAATCACTTGCAATGCTGAAAATTTGGCGCTCACTGACTCGACACCATTACCAAGGCCAGACATATCGACCTTTTTAGCGGCGCCATTAATATCCTCTAAACCTTTAGCAGCGCCATCAAGTTTTAGAGATCTTTTTAATTTTTCAAGCGTAGACATGGAAGTCGCGACATTAGATTCGAACTGTTTGTTGTCGAACCGCATTTCTACGACTTTTTCGTCAATGGTTTTACTCATATCTTTGTGACCTCCTCCCATGCCTCGTTTACAATTCTATCAAAAACAGGTTTAATAGCAGGGTTAATATAATCTCTACCTTCAACCCAACCGCCCGTTCCGGTTCCGTGTCCGTATTGTAATACGATGGCAATCGGAACGCCTTTGTTAATATTCGAATTAGAAAATGTAATAGTAGTAGATTCCTTGTCATGAGAAATCTCATAAAACCACGAGTCTGCAGTTTTACCACTATCAATGGGTGTTGCAGACGCAAGAGCAGCTACTCCTTCTCGACCATATTTATCGAGAGTACTTAAACGGGCAGCACCTTTCGCTCTTTCAAAAAACCTATTAAGCTTAGAGAAGTCGCCCTTTTGTCTGAAACTAATCATTTTGAATTTCTCCTTATGCTCTTGTTGCGTATTCGAGTGAAATCCAGCCCTCACCGGACCTCAGTCGTCCCCAACCTTCAGTAGAACCAATTCCATCTTTCACTTCACAGATGGCGACCATGCCTTTACCAGTGTACTTGCCAGTTCTGTCATAATTCTTTCCGGGACCTTTTCTGATGTTAAGGTCATCAATATCTACCCTAACCAAAAACCAATCGTCGATTTTTATTTCTTCTTTGCTTTCATAGTTTTCTTTCTGTTCTACAGTTACTATCGGATTCGAAATATTCTCCGTGCAACATTCATTATTAACTATATTATGTTCACGCTGTTCATTCTCATTCGTCTTTTTATTATAATTTTTTACAGGTTTTTCACTCATTCGCTTATCATCCTTTCGTATTTAATTGCTGTCTGCGGGCAGCATTTAAAGCGGCGTTGCGATTTAAAATTTCACGCTTACTCGCCTTCTTAGGAGGAGTATTCTTAATACCGCATATTCTAATTAAGGTAATGAGACGGTTTAAATGCCACTTCTGGCATTCGAATGGAATATTGGACGCAATCATCCAATAATATATAAGCTCAGAAGTAATTGTTTCTCGATTATTATTTTTATTAGTCTCTTTGCCGAATGTAGTCGCTGTCATTGGATCTCCAATATAGTCCATAACTTCCTTAATATTTTCGCGTGTTAGGTGATCATAGACTTCTGGATTAACGTTTTTTGTCAGTGTCATGCACTTTATATAATCAAGTGTCTCTTCGGCAGTCATCTCTTTCTTTGAGTAAAATGGAGTTTTCCATTTCGATTCCCATTTTGAAAGAGAGACGAGAGAATGCTCCATTTGAAGAGTTTGAATCTTTGGCTCGACAAATTCCTGTTTTTCATCGTCCCATCCTTCTGGACTAATTGGTACTTTTATTGTAAGCATCTCTCATCTCTCCATTATTATCATATTTATGCGTTCGGCAAAGCAGCCCCAGCCTTCTGTGCAAGATCAGACGGAACGATTCCATTGACGAACTTAGCGGCGGCATCAGCATCGGTAGCAAGCTCCATGAAGATCTGGGAATAAGCCTCGGTCTCCTTGAAATCATCAGCGTAACGAGAACCGTCGGGCTTTACCTTCATGAAACGACGACCATCATCGCTCTTAACACCATAAGCTTTAAGAACAAGATCTTTGAATACACGGATAATAGCAGGCGCGTCTTTTGCATCGATGATTCTCTGAATGGTCTCAGCCATACCGCCATCGGTACCCATTTCCATTTCCAGTACTTCTGCCTTAGACAGATTGAAATAGAAATTCTCGGTACGCTCCACATCGTTATAATCCTTATAAGTAACAGTCTTCTTAATCATAATTTTCTCCTTTCGATTAACCGCGTATCAACGGTATGTATAACAGTTTAATAAAAAAAGGGACCGCCAGCCTAACTGAATACGGTCCCATTATAATTACATAGAATTAAATGCTAATGTTCAGCTCAAGGTGCGGAAAGTACAGCTGCAAGCTCATCAGGCAGGGGCAGAGAAGGCTCTTTTTCTTCAGAGCCATAAAGCAGAGCCTCAATGGCAGTCATCTTCTCTTTCGCAACCTTAGTGGAATCAATGGTGATCTGAGAAGTGGGCTTGAAGCCAGTTACGTTTACAGGGGTAGTAGTGACTTCCCAAGAGAAAGTAATCGCATCAGGATTATCGTTGATGGTGGAATAAGCCTTCTCAGAAGGAGCTGCGAGACAGCCGTAAACGAGGTGAAGCTTATAGCCATGATCGTTACCATCGACGTCATTACCGATAGTGGTTCTATAGCAAAGACCAAAGACCTTGCGCTTCTGCTGACCAAGCAGAACACCCTCTGCAAGCGTACCAGAGCCATCACACTCCGCAAACTCGTCGGGGTAAGTATAGGCCTCAATGGTAGCGCCGAATTCCTCATTGCTGAGCAGGTTGACATATTTAATATCATCTGCATACAGTGCGGTAGCTTCTGCGCCAGAGGGACTCTCGGTGACAGAAATAAGACCATTCCAAGCAACACCCTTGGTATACTTACCACCTGTCTGGATCGGATACAGAACACCATTCTTTACACCGGTTTCAAACAAGCGTTCGCCGGTATTATCCCAAGTAAGTCTAGACATAATTAGTCCTCCTTTTAATAATAAATTGTTAATACATCATGATTTAAATTATCAGCAACATAATGACGATCGTAACTACAGTATGGCAATGCTAGTAATCGTTTGATAACCGGATGGTCGGGTAATCTAGCAATCACTATCAATTCATAACAATCTCGCATCACATACTTACTATCATCGGCATGTATACTCATGATGTCTTTCTTGGAGTATCTTATTGCATCATACTCCATTTTTATAGACTCCGGGGGTTGATAATACACATTAGAACTACCCAAGAGTTCCTGAAGTAAACTATGTAATTCTAAACGATCAGCCATTGTATTCTCCCCCAAGACTTAAAATTAGTCTGGGGCGTTTTGGTTCAACAGTGTTGACTTTCCATTTAACGCCGCCAAACACAACATAACGAATGGAGTGAAAATGAAGATCTGAGTATGGGTCGGCCACTATACTGAGTTCGACAGATACGTCTTTATCGTCATTCACATTCCCTGAAACCTGAAATTTACTAGAATTTCTTACAAACTCGCCATAATAAGAACGAACAGATTCCTGTTCCTCCCAGATACCAGGCTCGACTTCTATAGTCTCAACATAACCGACCTTGCCAAACCATTTATTCATCATTTTCACTTCCATTTTGAATTATTATGGGCTATCAGCCCTGACCCTCTGCGGCAGCAGCAACAGGCTCCTCAAGAGCGATTGCGGAATAGACCTCAGTCAGAGCTCCAGACAGACGAGTCTCCATCAGATACTTGAAAGTGTTGAAGTCAAGATCGAAATCATCAAAGCTGGTAACCTCACCGCCCTTAGCACAACCGAACTGATAGTTTGCCATGTTAACAAAGATACCAAGAAGCTTGAACTTCTTACCAGCGTCACCTTCACGCTGAAGACCCTCGAACTGCTCAACGGTGTAAATATTTGCAACATCAAGCACGGTAGCGAGATCGGCGCGGTTCTCGTAAATACGACGGCCATTCAGATCACGAGCAAGCAGCATAACATTCAGCAGATGCGGAGTGCAATAGAAGTCGAGAGCGCCCTTACCCTTATACTTCTCACGAGCATTAAGAGCAGCGGTAATAATAGCCTCAGCATAGATGTAATTGTCGCCGAAGCGGGTCGAAGTTTCGGTGCCCTGCAGTTCCTTCTTAGCAGCAGCAATATCAACAGGAGCTTTAATGGTATACAGGTCGTCATCATGCCATATGGAACGGATATGATCCTCAGAGATCTTATCAGCATCGGTGTCCTCGCGGCCATCGCCAACAAGAGCCGCCAGAGCGATGTCCTCTTCAAGATTGCGCTTCATGATGTTTCTCTGATATGCAACAACGTCGAAGTCGGTGATGTCAATAATATCATCACGATGAATAGCATCACGACGGTATACGGTCTGGGGATCGGTGGTGCGCATAAGCACCTTTACGTTAGCGGAAACGGTCTTCTCAGATTCGCGATTCTTATAGCCCTTTGCGCGAATCTCTTTAGCACGAGCATCAACCTGCTTAGTGCGAACACGAGAAACGGGGCTCTTATGAGCCTTAGCCAGAACCTGGTCAACCCAACCTCTATCACGCTCGATCAGCTCAGGTGCGCCAGGATGAACATCCTTAAAGTCAGGGAACAGACGATTGATGTCGTCGAATCCATGCGCCAGAGTATCCTGATGATCATTAGCAAATGCTTCCATGGCGCTCTTCAGAGTCATACCGGGGGTCTTAGCCATTCGGATGATTTCCTCCTGGTCAGCATGGGACAGGACATTCACAGGCTCAACAGCATCGCGGTCAAATACGTTAGTATACATAGTTTCATTTCCTCCTTCAGAGTGTTTGATATTCTTATCTTCTTTCTTTTTATCTTCTTTCTTTTTATCTTCGGTATCGTCAGACTCATCGGTATCATCAGATACGCCGGCATCCTCAAGAGCCTGGCCAATCAAAGCATAAACAACAGCCTTCTGCTCCTCAGTAAGGGTATCAAATACATCCTGTACTGTCTTTTCCTTAGTGGATTCTTCTCCAGATTCCTTAGCAGGCTCTTCTTTCTTTTTTGCATCAGATTCTGCCATATTATTTTTATCCTCCTTTTTACTATCATTACCATTATTATCGGTCTTTTTGTCATTGCTGGCATGCGCAAGAGTTTCATCCTCGACAGCAGTTTCATCCTCACTATGAGCTAGTATTATATCTTCGCCAGTGAAAATAACTCCACTTTCGTCCGAATCGTCGCTATGGCACATGACTGAATCAATATATGCACCTGGGTTAGCACCAGCCAATACCAGACTAACCTCGCGGATTGCACCGTGAATAACATTGCCTCCTTGCTGCTTAAGCTGGTTGGCATAAATAGATAGCTGATTTACATCACCATTACGAACCATTTCTCGCCCCATTTTACCGGACTCGCTATCATTAAACTTACAGTAAGCATATACGCCTTCATCCATATTCTTCAGAAGAGCGTGCCCAAGAACATTAAATGGCTCATTATGCTGATGATTCCACACCAGAGGAACGCTTGTTCCATCGTTATCGATGAATGCGTCTTTCATTATAGTACGGCCATCAGAGCATTTCATATTGGCTCGTGTAGCCCAGCCACTAAAATCGTAGTCGTTGCTACTGATTCCCATTTTAACTTTCCTCCTTACTTTTCATCTGCTTCATTAGTACACTTATCGGCATCTTCCATATATCAGTTACCGGTTCTAACATTTCTATAGTTTCTGAATCAGATTCGTTAGCTGCCTGATTGATATTACTGTTAATTAATTGATCAGCCTTCGGATCATCAGACGGTTTGAAGCCAATAATCTGGCGGATTTCATTAGAGGTGAGAATCTCATTTCTAGTAAACTTATCAGCGATCTCCGCAATGTTGTTAATAGGAACAAGCTTGAACGGCTCACTAAATGCCATTATAGTCTGTCCTTGGCTACGAGCAGTTTTACCCAGAAAACTTCGTTTCATAGCATTAACAATAGCCGATACAATTGGCTCAATTGTTCTATTATTATAGTTGAGCATTGTTTTTTCGTCAGCGGTGCCATCTAAAACCGACGGGGTCATACCAATCTGATTATACAACATATTTGTAAGGTATTCTATCTGTTTCATCAGATTATTCTCAATCGGGCGATTAAGCTGTGTAACTTTTTCAGTTCCGTCGATATAAGCAATACCAAATGGTCCTTTAAGCTGATCGATTATATCATTTCGACGTTTGTCTGCCTGCTGCTGTTTAAGATCGCTTTTAACCGCATAAGGAAGTTGGATAATCAGGTCTAACTTGCCAGAACCACTCTGTTCATCGATAGCGTCAAGAAGATTCAGTTTTCTAATAAGGCGCTTCATAGTAGAGTTTGGTTCGTTGATAACAGCATAAAGTGGATTCTCAATAATGGCAACCGATCTCTTGAGCATCATAATTTTCTCTTTTTGCCCAATACGATCGTTATAAACTTCAACTTTAACACTACGAGGATACCATTCGACAATCTTTCCAACTCGCATTGAACGAATATCGAAAGATTCAGATAAATCAGGATTTCCCTTAGTTTCGATAGGTACTATTGCTACCGCACCTTCATCGAACATCGACATAACTATGTCCTGTATAAATGCTCTATAACTTTGGTCAATATTTGCCTCTAATGTCAAGCAGTTATTAAGATCCGAATTAATAGTTTCGATATATCGCCCATTTTTATCAATTCGACAATGCTTTATTGTAATAGCAGCCACATCCATCGCAATACGATTATAAACAGAAGTTACTATTGAACGCTCATTACCTCTCGAGAAACGCACCCTATCAGGCCGATAAGTATAGCACATTCCGGGTTCACTATAGAACATCGTAGGGTCTCGGTTTCTGAAAGCATTCCAGGAGTTCTTAATCCTGGCCTTTAATGTTAGTTTATCCATTTTGAAGTTTCCTCCTAAATGTCGATTTTATTCGCATGGGTTTTTCGGTATGCTATACGACCGGAACTATAAATACCCTGCTTATACTGATTAGGATTATATCCAGATGCAGAAAGTGCCATAAAGACGCCAATCTCTCCACGTTTTGCAACGAAAGACACAACTCTTCCGGAAGGCGCTCGAATATCCGCAGTTTTCTGACTCATGAGCTCTGCCATTTTTCTGTTATAGGCGTTTACAGTTTGAGCACTTAATTTACCATTGGTTTTAATAGCGTTTGGGAGTTTAAGAAGTTCATTACCATAAGCATCGAGTTCCTTCTGAGACGCTTTCTTTGCTTGAGCAGTGATTTTGTCAGTTTTCTTCTTAGCCCACTTATAGTCTGCTTTTTCGAGTCGTTTTCTGCCAGCGGGGGTAAGTGATCCATCTGGATTTTGATATCTACGAACTCCCCATTTCATACCTTTGATACCCCAGTGGTAAAGTTCGCCATCATATTCGATTACATATTCATTATGCATCACAACACCTCCTTACTCAAAAGCTTCTTTATTAAGTTTCCACGCTACGAATGCATCAAGCGTTGCTGCGACTGGGTCGATCTTAGCTTCATAACGTTTCTTCAATAATTTTCTATTGCCATTGGTATCTTCCAACGTAATAGCATTGCCCATTGCAAAGGACATAAGTCCCTCATCAAATAGTAATGCTCGCTGTTCAGCAAGTTTCTTCAATTCACCTAGCGGAACCGATTCTGTCTTAGCACCTTGGATGACTTTCTCAATTCCAAACGGTCCATTTTCTCGCTCCCAGCGTTCCACAAATTCTCTTGCGTTATACGGGTCATATCCAAAAGACCGAACGTCATACTCACTGGTTGTAATATGATGGTCTAAGTCTTCATATACTTCCATCATATCAAGCACTGTACCCGGCATGACAATTAAACTACCTTCTGCGATGAAATCGTCATATTTTTTGCGCATTGCGCTTGGTAATTTAACGAGGGTATATTCAGTTATGTAATTACGAGTTTTAATGCCGAATTCGCCGCGAGGTAGAGGAAACAGAAATACGAATGAACAGAAGTCATCTCCTTGTGACAAATCTGCTCCCATAGAGCAAGACATGCGCCAATAATCTCTTTTTCGGATTTGTGGAAGCGTTTCTTCATATGTGAAGAAATATGTGTACCCTTCCATCGGAATTCCAAAACGCTTAGCCAAAATATCGTTACGCTCTGACGGAACTTTTTCTGCTTTTTCTACTGCCAACTGATAGGTTTCATAGGTGACTGTCTTGCCAAGATTCGGCTGAGCTTTGATCCACATTTCAGGTTCATTAACTTCTTCAATAGAATCGAGTTTATACCACCAGATAGAAACATGCGGGTTCTGATAATCGCCCTTGAGAATGTCCATCAATTCCATTTTGATTGTGTCGCCACATCCATTACGAACGGTACCCTCAGAGCTAATAGCAATTATCAGCCAATCGTTGTTTTCAGCTGTGCCCTGTTCTTTAGTAGCACCCTGTTCAAGACATTCAATTGGATTCTCACGAATATCGCCAGAAAGCCACTCATCAACGGTAGCAATCTTATTTCGAAGACCCTGAAGAGCATCGACCTTCATAGGGCGAACTTCAATTATCGAATTGGTAAGAAAATTCTGGATGCCTTTTTTGGTAGAGGCTAATTTAACACGATTTTCTTTTGAGCCGGTTGTGTTCTGAAGCGACCCTTCGGTAAGAAACTTAAAGAGTGGACCTCTTGCTCGTGCAATTGAAGTTTTGATAGGACTCATTACTTCTTCTGCCTGCTTCATAGTCGGAGCAGTACAAACCTGATATGAGGTACTAGTATCGATGTTTAGGAAATAACTTTGAATTAATGAAGCATACATCGATTTAGCTCCGCCTCGAGCCACTATTAAGTATTGTTTATTAACTAGTCGCTTTTTTATTCGTTTATTAACATATCGTCCGCCATGCCCATCCTTTGATGGAACATACACACTTCTCTCAACAAAGTAATACCACCCAAATATTTGCTCCGCCCACAGTTTGAATGAATCGAGGAGAAATAAATCTTCTCCATTGGTAAGAGTAAGTTCACTTTCGCAGTAATCGATAAACCCGTCAATTGCTTTATCATCGTAATATATACCAGGATTAGCAATCAGGTCATCAATTCGATTCATTTCCATCGAGATTTCTTTACATACAGGTATTTCCCCTCTAAGTACTGCATCTCGAAATTGTCCGTAATATTTCGGTGTAGCGGTGTTTGACAGCATCAATCATCACTCCAACCGAGCTTCTTTAAGATTTTGCGAGCTTCTTCTGCCTGTTTAGCCTCATCAATTTTAGCATCTCTCATCAGATTTTTACGGAGAGCATATTCTTTAGAGAGATCTTCCATAGACGAACGACCACTCTTAAGTTTTTCGATATCGTTTTGTAACTTAAGTTTGTCGTAAGTCTTCTGTAGCGCTTCTTTACTATTAGGATCGACTTTATCTTTTAGGAGCTCATTTGCTTGCTTATCAAGGGCTTTCTGAAGAGCATTTTTTCCTGAGTTAATAAGTGCTGGCACAGCGACTTCATTAAGCAATCTCTTTGCAAACGCTTTAGCCGAGGCATTCTTAATTTCGGGTTTAGGCTCTGGACGAAGTCGATTATATTCATCTTCTTGTCTAGCCCTAATAACTGCCTTGTTGAGCTCGTCGTCTGTCATATCTTTAACTGATTTTCTTTTAGGGATTTCAGTTTCTCCTTCGGTTTTGGTTTTAACACTATTACCAAATTTCTTTTTTCCAGCAGTATTAAGATTACCATCTTTGTCTGTATAACGTTTTCGTCCAGCTGCAGTCAAAGAACCATCTGGATTTTGATATCTACGAACTCCCCATTTCATACCTTTTATACCCCAGTGGTAAAGTTCGTTTTCATTTACAAAGCTCCCATCTGGAGTAAGAATATAATTATTACCCATTTTGATTTTCGCCTCCTTACTCAACATAATGAATCGAACACAGATTATTCCGATTCCATTCGAAGATCATAAATCTGCGATGAGTTCCGATATAATCCTGGCGATTAGACCAATCATCTACTGAAACTCCAGTAGATAAACGCCTAATCATCACGCCATATATATCTCCTTCTTTCTCATGATGAAGATGGCCTGCATGAACTTCTCTAGTTTTAGCCTGTGCAAACTCTTCAGGATAAGAAACGGCAAAGATGTGTGCTAGATTCTTAGCAGTTGCTTGCTTTGAATCTCCGTGTGTCACCATGATAGAGTTTTTGCCATAAGTAAAGACTTTACGGTACTCTATACTATCATCCACGACATCAGGGCCATATCGCTCAAGCAGAACTTGCATAAACATCCAAGTCACGCTTCTGTCGTGATTACCAGGGCTATAAACTACACGCACACTATTTGCATTAAGGAGAGCATTGTCAATGATAGCTGTAATAAACTGACGACCTTCTTTAACTGCTCTGACCATATCCACTTTATCCACAACAGTGCCTTTGGTCGTAATATTATTAACAACACTATCGTTATGAAAGAAATCCTGACCAAATGGAATTATAATACAATCCCAATAATGGCTATTAATATGATCTAAAATATCATCTAATATTGGTTTATAGTCATCTAGGAATGAAACACCCCAATGCATGTCGAAAAGCGGAATCTCTAGCATTCTATCGGCAGTCTTATCGTGACGCGGAACATACTGATAATGCTCAACATTTTCTCGAAGTGTTGCAACTAGATCTTCAACATCAAAGTTTTCCGCCTTCTGTTTAATCCAAGCTTGGACTATTTCTCCGCTACTAGATACCTGTACTGTTGCATTATGTGCAACAAAACCTTCATATGTACCGCATTCGAGTGTGGTATCATCAGGGAAAGTCCTTCGTTCCCAATTCAGTATCATTCTTCGGAATGAGTTAAAAACGCACGGTTCATCTACCTGCTCCCTGTAATAGTTGTCATAAATATCTCTTAGACTATGACCCTCTCGTTTCATTCGGCAGCATTCTTTTTTAACTCTGATGGGTATTATATCACTCATAACCGAACCCCCTTTTTAGTCTACGGCCACATTAAGCCGCCATTCCAACTCAGCGATCATTCGTTCCATAGATTGAGTTACGGAAGAGCTCAAAGGAGGATCAAATAAAAGTTTAACCTTAAGATACATATAGGACTTAACTGCTTTTAATTGCGCATTATCCTCTATAAATTCATCCCATTCAGTACTTTCGTCTTCGATAGAGAATCCTTCTTCAGGGCCTACTCCAAGCTGAGTTAGATTAAGGAAGACAGTATTAATGTGCATAATAATATCTGTATCGAATTCTTGGTATTCTTCTGAAATACCTAATAGTTTTTTGATAGAAGTTAATATGCTATTTTCCATGTCGCTGATCCTTTCTTATAGTTTCCAGGGGCATGTATCGTTCTTTGTTCGAACGATTGGATCTTTAACCAGCCGTTCTCCATCACCATAATGTATAGCATTGTGTGTATTATGGCTAACACAAATCAAATATTCCGGATCCAATAGGATATCGCTTAAATTAAAAAGGTCCTTATCAGTTATCGGATTCATATGATGAATTAGTATTTTTCCGTAGATAATTCGATCGTCTATTGCTAAATCGCATCCATTATCTCGAACTATAACTCTATCTCTGATGCGTCTCCATTCTGCAGATCGATAGAAGTTTTGATTCAGGTATCTATCAAAGCCAAATGTATCTTTTCCGACTCTACCATTTAGTCGTAAATATTCATATCGTTCTTCAAATGTTGGAAGAGCAATTAGCTCAGAGTATGTTTTAATACTCATCATAATCCTCCTCATCTTCTTCCCCATGTCCACTATATTTACGCATAGCAGCGATTGCTTCTGTATATAACGTTTTCATATCTGCCTGGTCTCGGATACTCTGGGTTTTAGCCTTAATAAGCTCATTCTCTAATTCCGCACGTTCCGCTTCAAGTTTGGATTTTCTTGATGCTAGTTTTAGAAAATGCGTTGTCTCCTGAGCGGAGGCAGTACCGTCAAGTAGCCGTTGCTCCACCAGATCAATCGCCAATGAAATAAGCTGATTTTCTCTGGCTTCTGGAGTTAATGCTGGTCTTATATTTTTCTTGTCGCTTGCAGTATTAGTGGTTTTAGCTTTTGCCACAGTAAATGCCTCCTTTCATATAAAATTGGTTGGCATTATGGATAGCATTTAAAAGAACTCACAAGATTGGAGGGTCATTGGAAAGGAGAGGAAAGTAATGAACACTTTTAGGAGGTGTAGGAGAGAATGAAAAATGGAAACCTATAAACCAAATCTTGTGAGCTCGTGTAAATGTTATCCATTTTGATTTTAAAATTATAGGGGCCTCAATTAAGAAGCCCCTTTTTGTAGTTGGGGTTATTTTTAGATACTCGTGTATATAGCCCAGTTAGATCATGCATCTGTGCCAGTTTCAATGTTAGCGATATATTGGTCCCAACCAGACCCATTAGCTATATACACTTGGTATTCTTCAGTTGTAGTCCCGTTGTCAATATATACAATAGTTGTCATATGGAACCTCCAGTTGCTAACTTATTTCTATAAGTTTAAAATTTGGCGAAGCATTCGCCCTCGCCTATTATGTCGGGATTTCCTCCCTTAGTGCAGACGTAGCGTGTTGTGCCATCGGTATAATAATAGTTGGGATAAACTGTCATGCCAGATGTAAAGGCGATTGGCTGCTCTGCCGTGCCGGTCTTGTCTTCGCTCTCGGTCTCAATCCACGTGATTGCTCCACATGCTACCGCCTGATGCGGAACCCACTTATAGCCAGGGCGTGATGGCATTTCCGTAGGTCTATCCTCAATGGTAATACCAAGTTCAGTTATTACATCAGAAACAGTTTTAAGCGTTGCCATACCCTCCTTAAGGGTATTTATTCTTGCACGTACCTCATCAGTCATTACTTTACCTCGCTTTCAAGTTCGCTGAGAATACTTTCGATCTCTGTAAGTTTACCCATTTTGATAGTTACTGTGCCATTTCGGTTGTCTCGGATAACGCCAGACATAGTGTATTCGCTATTATCGAATTCAGTTACGATCTCTTCGGTGACAGGATTGCCATCTGCATCAACTAATAGCTTACCATTTTCATCATACTTCTGAACGACGTCCTTCTGAACGATACTCCACGGCGTATTATCCGGCAGTAATGCAAGTACTTCAGCATAGGTCATAGTAAGTGTAATGCTTTTTGTGTCGCGTCTATTCCACTCATAGTCAGCTATTTTGCCATCTATCGTAGCTGGATATAACGTATTGTTTACTTTGATATATGTCATTGTGTCTCCTTTTAGGATTTAATCGCAGTAATTTTGTTGTCCATATTCATTTTGGCCGGAATGATGAGTACCATGCAGATGTTTAGCGGTTTATGTCCTCATCAGTCATATACCAGCCTCTGTTTCTAACTCTGCCAAAATATTATTTATCTCTGCATCTTTATTTGCTATGACCTGCGCTCCACTTACAAGCTCATACTCGCATTTAGGCTCGGTGCCGTGGAGTCCATTATCGGTCAGTCTGAATACTGTGTCGACAATCTGTATTATTGTCTCGCCTGTCTCGTCGTTTTTAAACTTTTTAGCTATCTTTGCGCATATACCCTCTGCTTCTGCTTCATTACATAACACATAACAGCCATTAGTGTGTAATCGAATATACACAAAACTATCCGCATAACCGGCAATCTCATTGTTACTTTTTATTGCATACATGATTTACGCCTCCATTTCTGGCAGCTCGCCTAACCGTTCTTTGTAATAAGAGGTCAATTTTGTCGTCGGCATCGTGCGCAGGAGATTTTTCCAATAGTAATTTATCTCTCCTGGCCATTTTTCTGGGTCAAAGTCTGAAGAATGACATCCGTCTTTGTAATATTTGTATAATTTATCGAGCAGTTTTTGCCTATACGCGCCTTCTGGTGTGTTTGGTCTGAAATACTCCCAGCCATTCTCAGAAGTTACAGCGCATATCCTACGCCCGTCGTTAGTGTACAGAAAGCCACCTGCTTCATTCACAACTGTACCGTATGACAGATTAAACATTCCATCGATGCCAGTTGTTTTAAAACGTTTATAAGTTATGTATTCCATGAGTTATATCTCCTATACGCAGAACGCAGGAGCGATGCCAAGCGCATAATTTGAACTATACCCTTCACGTATGGTGGGCGTCGAGCTCGCGTCTACGTAAAAGAATCCACTATTAACTGCACTCGGTGAGCGAAGCCAATAACTAACCCTTGACCCGGTCGAATCATATCTATATTTTATATAACTGTTGCCTGCTAAATAATAGGCATATTGCCGCTGATATTTTGCTTCATAATTATTAACATGGTTGCCGCTATCTGTAGCTTTAGTACTACCATTTATCTCAAATGGAGATAATAAAAAAGCATAATCTGTTGTCTCGGTCACGTCACTCTCTGATCCATTGGACTTTTGCGCATTATCTGTATACTTCGTAACACTTTTTAGTACTGTTCTTAACTCCGTAGGAAGTGCTCCAATAAATGTGCCAGAATATGACGAAAGACTCGTACCTATAACACTTGTACGCATTCGCGATTTTTCCCATCCATAACTATCTGTTGATGCTGAAGAGTTCATACTGAAAAGAACGTGTGCGCTACTATCAAATCGTGTGTCGTTCTCATAAAAATAGTAATTATCATAGGATTTGTCTACTAAGCACACGTCTACACCATTGGTTAATGCTGTTTTACCAAGCTGAAAGTGTATGCGATTTTCACCTTCAAGTTCAGCATTGTGATTAAAGCCTAAAATGAATACGCACACTTTATAGTTGGACAGTGTTAGTCCTTTGCCTATTGCACCATTTAATACAATTTCTTTGCAATCTCCGACTGCCCAATAGTTCTCTCCTTGGCCTAAATCAGATATAGACCTTATAACATCCCATGGATTATCATTGAGAGTAGTACTGATGCGGACTGCCTTTATACTTGCCACGCATAGTGCCGTTTGATACTTCTTCTTATCATTATATGCAAATGCTCGGTAGTAATATGTTGTGCCTTCAGTTAATCCAGTATCTGTATAGGTAAATTCCGTGCCTTCATAGACAACCGTGCCATCGCTCTTATTCTTCGGCACAGAACCAATTTTACGAACGATTCGTGCCCCAACAAAGCTATTATCTTCATCTTTTGTAGGAGCAGACCATGTGAGTTTCGCAGAAAGCTCTCCAGCACTTGCTTTGAAATTATCCACCTGATCACAGAGTTGAGGCACACTACTACTTTTTCCGTATCCATAGCAATTATTAATTAAAGGCATTGTGAATTCTCCTTACTATCAACATATTTTGAGCATCGGTTAAGTTTAAAAAGTTAATAGATCATACCCTACACGAATTAGACATTCTATACACAGAAACATGGGGCGATGCCCCAAGATTCTTGAGAAGTATAATAAGAACTTTGCCCATTACTATTGACAGCCATGAAATAATAGAAACGACTACCATTAGGGTATGCTGGAGAGCGAAGCCACCATTCATCTCCAGCAACGTAATTAGTACTACTATGCCGATATTTAGACCTGTCATTTCCAGCTGAATAATATTCATAGTACATTTGTTTATTTTGTTCTGTATTAGACACATATGCATGATTAGCGCCGTAAAGTTCATAATATGACAGCAAAAACGCATACTCAATTGTTGCAGTCATTGGTTTGTTACTGCTGCCTTCACCACCAGTATTATCTGTATATTTCGTGACCGGCTTAAGAACCTCACGCAACTCAGCTGGTAGCGCGCCTATAAATGTACCAGAGTATGATGTTAGGCTTGTACCTATAATCTTTGTGCGCATCATTGAAGACCGCCAGCCACCTTTATTTGTAACTGGTGTATGATTCATACAGAAATAATTCCCATCCGAAGCACTTGATCCATGTTTGCTATCGCACAGGCATATATCTTTGCCACCAGTAAGCGCTGTTTTGCCAAGCTGAAAGTGTATGCGATTTTCGCCCTCAAGCTCTGCATTGTGATTAAAGCCTAAAATGAATACGCACACTTTATAATTGGATAGTGTTAAGCCATCGCCTATTGAACCGTTTAATATTATTTCTTTGCAATCCCCGACTGCCCAATAGTTCTCTCCTTGACCTGCATCAGATATAGACCTAATAGTATCCCATGCGTTTTCATTAAGAACGGTACTAATAGATCTCGCTACTATTCTAACGACGCGCATTGCAGTCTGATATGTTGTCTTTATATTATATGCGAACGCTCGATAGTAGTATGTTGTGCCTTCAATTAAATCAGTGTCCGTATAGTTAAGTTTCGTACCTTCATAGACGACTGTACCGTCATTAACATTTATAGGCGCCGAACCAATTTTACGAACGATTCGTGCCCCAACAAAGCTATTATCTTCATCTTTTGTAGGAGCAGACCATGTGAGTTTCGCAGAAAGCTCTCCAGCACTTGCTTTGAAATTATCCACCTGATCACAGAGTTGAGGCACACTACTACTTTTTCCGTATCCATAGCAATTATTAATTAAAGGCATTACAGACCACCTCCATTTTTTCTTTTATTATGGGATATATAGCAGACGACATCCACTATTGGTACTTTGAAAAGTCGAAGCTTCATCAAAAGCAGCTGTAAAGAGGCCGGCATTTGAGCCTTTTCCCCAAGCTCCGCCGTGTTGCATTATACACCAACCGGTACCACCATAACACATATCGCACACATTAATATCCTCTATTCCCTTATTTGATACAGTATTTGGAACCATAACATGAGAATTATTATTATCTAATACCTCCATCGAGATGTACTTTCCATTCCAGCTTGTCGAACCCTTACTGGAGAGAGCAGTGTAATCTGTAGAAGTGTCATCTCTATATTTAGATGGATCATTGCATACATAGTATTCGGCATCCAACCAGTTAATTCCGTCTATTAGCTCATAAACATTGCCCCACAGCCCTTCAATACCACGCCAAACAACATCAACTTTACCATCTGTTCCGTCTGGTCTACCGGTAAGTCCACTAACATTATCACAAGTGCCTGTACGTATAGAAGAAGTATTACCATCGCAATAACCTCGTCCAATAACTTTCTGCACATTATAATCAGCAAACTCTACGAGAATTAACATCTGAATTGCGGAGAGAGTTGATATATCGGTAATATGCCAGCCTTTACCTTTTGACATTGCATTTGAACGAAAATTGTCTCTCGTAGTTGAGACTAGTGGTAATGCGCCAGAAACAGATTTAATTCCGCCAGAGGTCTTGTATGCACCAACATAAATATAATCCTTGACTTCACCGCCACGATCAAACGCTGGATGAAGTGCGAATTCATCCATAGGTTTGTCCGCAATTATTATATGTTCTACAGTCAGTGTTCTATAACGACGATACCAAAACTTTGGAATTTTAACCATTACGTCACCAGTTGGCATAGTTATGCGTGTAATTTCACTCCAAGGATAGCAATTATCGAAATCACTCGAGCCAGCAACACTGCCTACCGAAGCAGTGGCATTCTTACCGACAGCAGAGTCTGTTCGTTCCCATTTGGACGGAGTCCTTAAAGTATCACGTTTGATACCATACGCTTTTGGCTTAAACAAAGATATCGATTTGTATTCGTAGTCGTATTTTATATTCACGTTTTGAGTTTCGGTAAAGCTGTTCAATACTACCGTCACAGTCCACGTCCCATCGTGCGGCACTATGAATGTATGCTTTCCTGAAGTATCAGGAGCAGTAAGTGTTATACTGCCATCCGAGCAAGTACATCTAGCGCCCACGTCATATGTAACCTGAATGCCTGCAGCAAAAGCCGATTCACCACTATAATAATTTCCATAACAATGATTAACTAATGGCATTACAAATCGCTCCTTATAATAAGGGTCACTGGAATATCAATAGTAGGAACGTCGCCTAGTGCGACAAGCTGTATAGAACCAACTGCCTGCGTACCACCAATGATCATAGCTCCAGAAAGTACTTCCATCTGTGCCTGCGTGGTTCCATTGTTTTCTCGCGGAAGTAACTCGATAACATTTGTTGCTGTAATATTTGAATTATTAATGGTATACGTTTTATTTGACCAACCAGTAGATGAAATGGTTTCTGAAACCTTAATTGATTTAGCAGTAGCAGTAGCATTACCTTTCTTAAAGAACAATCGTCCAGCAGTACCTGCATCAGGTAGAGTGTCACCATACTGATTGGAACTTAAAACCGTTGACCCTGCTGCAAATAAATTAGCTAGACCAGTAGCGCCATCGGATGCTCCAGTGCCACCATTAGCGATAGGAACGGAGCCCATTAAATCCTCAGCGTGTGGCTCAGTCATATCAGACACTAGCCAACAGGTACCGTTATAGATAAACTCCAGAGGACTACCGGAAGTCAGCCAGTTATTACTGCCACCAATAGCGCTTAATCCTGACCTATTAGATACTCTACGACGAATAAGTTTCTTGCCAAGGCCGTTAACGTTTATGGAAACTGTTTTATTTGTGCTTTCAATACTCGGTATTCCTATAAAACTTACGCCAGCTGTTAATTCAGTAATTCCTGGAACAGTGCAAGTATACGTCCTGCCATCGGTACTATCCATAGTTGCTGGTTTAGCGACGCTTTCACCTTTCTTAAAGAACAATTGCCCAACGGTGCTTGCGTCAGGTAAAGTATCACCATATTGATTAGAGCTTAATACAGTGGTTCCTGCTGCAAATAAGTTCTTTAGACCAGTTGCGCCATCGGTTGCTCCAGTGCCACCATTAGTAAGCGGAACGATGCCGGAAAGAGCTCCGATCTGTTCTGCTGTTACTTGATGAGGATTATTCTTGTTTGCAGTATGAGTATCAAGTTTAGTCTGTACTGCTGCCGCAGAGCCACTAGCATCTGCTCCAACCTGTTCTGCTGTTACTTGATGAGGATTATTCTTATCTACGAGGTGCGCGTCAATACCTTCCATGCCAGTTACATTCTCTTTTAATGTTACCGGATAGAAAATAGTTACATCCCCGCTTTGATTCTTATACTTAAGCGGACCCGATTTTTCAGCAGTCGCCATCAGATAGCTCTCCTTTCGTTTCTCATTTTGAATTTTTTACTTATTATTCTCGTGTGTCAAGCCATAAGACTGGAGTCGTTGTCGGTTCTGTGCCACCTAAATAGATAAGATTATTCAGCATTGCAGTTACAGTCTCGGACGTATCTATGCTGGCGTCCTTGACGTCAAAAGTCTGAGTCACAAGTGAACCAGTTTCGTAATCTCCACTCCAAGATTTAATAGTTACCCTATGGCCTCCCTGGATGTCTGAAACTTCTATTATTGGTGAAACACCATTACGGATACTAAGAGATTGGGGATTCTCTTTACCGCCATCGTTAGTCCAGGAAAGAACGCCATCATTGCTTATACTTGGAGTATAAGTTACGCCGTTAATTTTAATCGAAGAAGGATTCGGTTTACCTCCATCATTGGTCCAAGAGAGTATACCATCCTCGCTGATGCTCGGTGTAAACGTGATACCATTGACCTTAATCGAAGAAGGATTCGGTTTATCTCCGTCATTAGTCCAAGAGAGCGTACCGTCTGCGCTGATGCTTGGAGTAAATGTAACGCCACTGACCTTAACCGGTGAAGGATTTGGTTTATTTCCATCATTAGTCCAAGAAAGGACGCCATCTGCACTGACACTTGGTGTAAATGTTATGCTATTAATCTTAAGCGGTTTAGGATTATCTTTACCGCCATCATTAGTCCAAGAAAGGACACCGTCGTCGCTAATACTCGGTGTAAACGTGACACCGTTAAATTCTCCAGCATCGACTCTCTCTAACAATTCATTATGCCATTGCTCTATAATATCAGGATATGCTTCCTTAAGCTCTTCTGCATTAGACTCTAGGCCTTCTGATACATAGCAATCTTTGCATAGTTCTGAGTTCCAATGGTTCGATTCATTACCATCAGCGTCTGTCTTTTTGACGCACACCAGGAAAACAATCTTACCTGCAACTGAGCTAACATTTCTGCTTATTGTCCAATCGAAATGCATAATGCTGCTATTGTTAGCATCGACTGTAACAGTAGGCACTTTATATGCTGCTTGATAAGTATCGGAACGTAAATAATTGACATATACTGACATTTGAGACATATCATGCTTTCCCCAGTAGCGAGGGCAATCGAACGTTACTGTTTCTATATCATGGTCATATTGGACAGCGAGGCGCTTAAGCTGATCAGGAACTGTAACGACTCTATCGTATCCAATAACAATATGCGGTTCCTCAGACTCATTGCTTAAACCGACGAATGAATTCTCAGTATTGCTCATCGTCTACCTCCTGTCTGTAACACGACCAGTTTATTCGTAGTTAGTTTTCCAGAGCCCTTTATACCCAGAGCCTGAATTTTAAAGGCTGCTCTAGTAAAAGCCTCAGATGGAATAATACAAGTATTATTTTCATCTATTACTTGCGGCTCATATTCTTCATTTAGCATTGACCAAAATGCAGCCACTTTAGTCATGCCATTCCATTCGGAGGAGAAAATGAATTCCGCACAAACATCCGAGTTTTTAGATAAAAATAATCCGCTAAAATCACAAGTCGGATCTGGTTTGATGGTCTGCCCATCTACAAAAAATCTTAACGTGCGCATAACATGCTCACCTCCGAATGAAATCTGTCTATTCAGTTTTTAATAAGTCTATATTTTTTAGTTGCGTCAATTGCAGTTTTATCTGTTTTAGCCCACACTCCGTTCGTCTTCTTCCAGATAGCTTTTGCTTGTGCATAGGCGTCGTTTTGTTTAAGGTGAATACCAGAGGACGCTTCTGATATTATAGCTTTAGCATATAGAGTGAGGGAAGTTTGTGAAGCCATGTCGGTGGTGTATTTTGGCGTTACAACATTGGCTGGGTTATCAGTAGAAACTAATGTGGTACAAGCTTCATCAGAATACCAGCCAAGAAACCTGTAGCCAGGCGAAAGTTCTGCTTCGAAAATTGCTTCTTTTTCTTGAAGAGTTGGAGTTGTGGCATATGCATACGTAATGCCGTCCTTTGTTACAGCGGAGCAATTACACCAGTAAGTTATTTTGCGATTATAGCTCGATATAGTCGCATTTGCAGTAGGCTGAAACCAATAATATGGCCAATAAGTTAGATCGTTTCCATTGCCATCTCTTACTAATGCGTAATAATTATCTACACCGACTATCTCAGGTAAATAGACTGCGACATGCATATCATAAGTACATTGTATCGTTTTCCATAAATCTGTAATTATGTTCGAACCGTTTATACTGTCTCTTGCAACTATCTTTGACGAATCAATGCTATCGTAATCCCCAGTTCTCAAACAGTTGATTTCATCGCGTGTTAAGCTATTAAAATCAACCACAATTATATTGATTTTAAAATGACCGCCATTTGCTAGATCACGCGCTCTGCCATATTTTATCGTATACCTTTTCTTGCCCACCTTTGGATATAGTGTCATATCCTCGGTGACGGTGAAAGTATACGGATTTGCTTCGCTAACAAGTTGTGTTAATCCCGCATCACTATACCACCCATACAATTCCCATGTCTCATCTTCGGGCGTGAATGTAAAAGTAACATCGCTATTATAAGGAACAGTCGTAGCGCTAACACTTGCCGTACCATGTTCTGCAGGGCCAACTGCTATATTAAACCGTTTCCTAGTAGCCTTAGCATAAAGTATAGTATCAGCTGTTATAGTTGCAGTATAGGGATTTTCTGTACTTATGACTGTGGTATATGTATTATCCGAATACCACGCTTCAAAAGAACAACCAGTATTGACCTGGGCAGTAAATGTAGCCGCGCCGCCCTTGGGAACGATACTGTCGCTGACACTTACACTTGCGATTTCTGATCCAGCTACTGCGCTTACGTTATACAGAGTAACATTTGCGGTAGCCTTAGCATAGAGAGTAATATCGGAGCTGGGGCTTACGGAATAGTTCTGATCCGTGCTGACAAGCTGTGTGCATGCAGAGTCACTATACCAACCATCAAACGTCACATCCTGAGCTAGCTTAACACTAAATGTAATAGTATCACCGTAGCAAGGCGTAAGATTTGATACACTAACCGACTGAATGCCAGTGGCGCCATCACTAATCAAAGCTTGAGCATTGTACTGATTGAAATATAAGATCAGCTCGAGAAGATCGCCACGTTGGTTATCGCCATTTTTACCATGGACGTGCCATTTAATCTCCGTAGCTCGAGTACTATCAACGACAGCACTGTCGGTTATATTTTCTTTTGATTTACTACGTTGAGAACCTGAGGTATATGATTCTTCATGAACCTTGGTCCCAGCAAATTGTAAGTCAACGATACAAGTACCAGCAGAACGTGAGGCGGACATTGTAGAATCGGCTTTAAATGGATGAGCTGTACTCGTTGGAAAAAGCTCTGCTTTGCCATTGTCTTTAAGTATTATATAACCGTCTGAACTACCATTTAGCCATTTACGCCAAGCATGATCTGCTACGTTGAATGAAACATTTTGCGCATCGCAATAATTTTCAATATTATTTTTATCTAAACGGAGTTTTTTGGTAACTACAGTCGCCATTAGCTCTCACCACCAAATTGATGACTGATAATTTGGCCATTATCATCGAAGTAATATATGATTCCTCCATTTTCAATAGCTTCGAAATGAATTATCAACCTATATTTTATTTTGTCATAGAACCAGAGTGGTTTGTCACTGAGTACCCACTTGACAAGGTCATCAACTGTAGTATCGACATCGAGAATTGCCATACCGTCTCCCGCAGTATAGCCCGCAGAGAAATCTCTATAGGTCAGTGAATCAGTTTCATTCATTTTAATCACCCCATATCTAAGTAGATGTCACCATCAGCACCCAAAGTGTTTGAAGGGTCACCAGATCCTGTGTGAATGTTAATTACAGAAAGTGATCCTACTACAGAATTTCCGGCTTTATTGTGTGCAGTATAACCAGAGAGTAAAGCTGATTCAGTTACAGTATCCTCAGTTAAATCTACAAGAACTTCATTTCCAAAAACGACTTTACTTCTCCCCATTTACTTAACCCTCTCCGGCTATAGTTACAGTTTTACCACCTGCAGAATTATCAGTTTCGACGTAAGGGATTGCCTCGACAGTTACCTGTGCAAGATAATCGAAACCCTCATCAGGAAGAACTACCTCCTGAGTTTTTTTCGGGGTAACTGTCTTAGAATGAACCTTAACTTCACTCGAAGGTTCAAGAGTGCCAGTTACACCAAGGATAGTAATACCCTGCTTAATATTGTTGGCTATAAGTTTAGCTTTCTCGGTGTCGAGAATAGTGACCTTGCCACTACCATCATGGTATCCCTGAGCGATTGTAATTTCATCAGTGAGATTAGAAATAGTAAGAGATACAGAACCATTATTAGGCATCGTACCTACGAGCTTAGTGCCTCTTGCATAAGCCGTTTTATCCTTAAGTATCTCAGCAACCTTTACAGTTGCATCCTGAGAGTTTACGTCATACGCACAAGTACCTGTTATAATTGCACCGCTTGCGTCATGAGCAGTATAGTTTGTAAGGATTTTATCTGCGGTTACAGTATCTGTAGTAAGGTCTATAAGAACTGCGCTGCCATATACTATTTTATTTACATGCTGGTTTTCTGCCATGATTAATTACCTCCAATGATTATTGTTTTTCCATTTTGATTGCTTACTTCGTAGTAGGGTATCGGTTCGATTGTTACATCATGTGCCATATGTTTATCCGCCGTGCTCAAAGACTGAGATCCAACTTTCGGAGTAACTATATAAGGCCCAACGTAATCATCGTAGCCGACAGGCATAGATAGTGTTCCTTTAAGAACTCCTTCTGAGACTATAGAACCCGAAAGCGTTACTTCAGTTCTTATTTCTCCAGCAAGGACTCCGTCTTTGATCACGATGGCTTCACTCATTACGTAATCTCCTCCATAACTTCGAATGTCGACGGCTCGATAACCGTGTAGACATCTCCGGTCGCAGTAGTTAGCTGGACGTCGTATTTATACTTGCCGAATGAAAGATCTGCAGTATCTTCAGGCCTTATATGTATCGAATTTGATCCTGTTACTGACTTTTGAAATAGAAAGTCGCTATCTTTAGCGGTTTTCTTTACAGTAAAGTAGAGAATGTCACCACTTTCCATAGTGTATTCGCCATTATTAGCTAGGTTTACGATAGGAACGGTAAGGCGTGCAGTATCGCCTCGTGTTAGTTTGATGGTTTTATCATCTATATACAGCATTTTATTTCCACTCCTTTCTCTATAGAAATAGGATAGCACTTAAAGAGGCTCATAAGGTGGTTATAAAAGGTATGGTAAAACCTTATATGAATGAAAGGAAGAAACATGGCAAACACACGAAGAAACCTAAAAGATAAGCTGATAAAGCAGCTACGAATTAACCTTATGAACCTGTTTAAATGCTACCCCAAATAATTGAGATAGCTTAAAGCGAAATTTATTCAACTTTGATTGTAAATTTGAGATTTTTCTTAAGTTCCTTAATGAGCTCTTCTTTATTGATGTTAGGTGCGGTAAGAACAATAGATTCACACATACGACGACAGAATATCATGCAACGAAGCATATCTTCGCTGATGTCAATAACACCATCGCCTTTACCTTTAAGAATACCTTCGTCAATGAGTTTCTTAACTTCATCTCTATAGAAGCCTTTGGGAACATCATTAATAGTTTTGTATCGCACTTCTTCTTCCTCCTCCTGTTTTTCAGCAAGCCGCCTGTTCACTTCGGCAGCTATTTCACCGTGTCTGTCATAAAGCCACTTCCCAGGGCAAGCTTTGTTTTCGTAATCGCGATGCACAGTCATATTACATCCATTACGGTGATTCATACGATCAGTCTTGTTAGTACTCCATACAAGCTTTTTTATACCATTTCGCTCGCATATATCTGTAACAAGATCGAGCAGTGCCTTGTACGCCGCATCGTTAACTACATATGGATGCTTATTTTCGCAAGCTACCTCTATGGTTACCGCACGTCTGTCATTGGCATTGCTGGAGGTTGCCCAGCTACATTCTTTCTCCTCGACATACATTCCTACTCTTCCGTCGGGTCCTATGCCATAGTTTGAGCTTGCAGGCTTTGTCTGAAATAGCTTTCCAAGCGTTTCGACTGCTGCCTGAGCCGCTGAACAGTGTATTGTAATGGTGTCTATTATATGCCCATTACGGCTAGACCTATGCGGGCTTATCCGTGTGTATGAAACAAGTGGACTGTTTGTAAACCCCATCTTTTAATCCTCCTCTAAAAGTCCTGAATAGGCTTTATCATCGTCGCCATCCTCATTCCAAATAATAGCTACCTCTTCATCAGTCATACTCTCGCCTCCTAAATCTTAAGCCGTATAGTTGTAATTTTCGGTATTTATGTAATGAATCTTAAACTTGCAGAGTCTTCTGGAAAGGAGTGAATTGCA